TTCTCTTTAACTAATGGGTATTCCCCTAGTTATACAGATCAAATAAAAATGATAGAAAAATACAATAAAATTTTAATTGAAAACCCACAATTATCTAAAATATTTAAAATTATTTTTGGTGAAATAACTTATAACCCAAAAACAGGTAAACATGAAGTTACTCCTACTATAATAGATGGTAAAGAAATGCCAATAAAAACTCCAGAATATGCAGAAATGTTAGCTGGTATGATGGATTCGTTATTACCATTACAAGAATTATGGGTATTTGGTAAAAATGAAATTAAAGATGGTAAAGTGATACCAAATTCTAATACTTACGGAAGAGTAATAGAAGCTTTAGGAAACTTAAATGTAAAAGTTAAACATGGTATAGGTGCTAAATTTGATCATAGATATATTTCATCAATAAATAATTATCTAATTAGTTTAGTACAAAATAAAGACGTAAACGATTTTGGTGAAACTCATGGTGAAGGTAACTTTTTACATAACGTAGAAGTAGTTATAAATAAATTAAAAGATTTAAATTTAGGTAATTACTTCTTAAACAATTTACAAAAATTAGATTCTGATTTTAACAAAGAATTTAACAGACAAGATATATTTATTTTTAAGAGTAAAATTCGTAGTAAGGCAAATGAAAATATTATAGCTGCTAGTATTGAATCTCTTAAAGAAAAGCTTGATGATTTAAGAACAAATGAAGACCCAAAATATTTAGACTTAAGAAATGAGTTAACTGAAAAACAACTTTATGTTCTTGATAATTTTCCTAAAGCTTTATATTACTATGGTATTTTAACTCAAGGTACTAGTTTACAACAAACTAATTTTACTAAATTCTTTCATGGTGAATACGCAGAGTTTTTATCTACTATTTTAGAAGAAGGTAAAAAAATTGCGTTTGAAGGAGACAGATTTAAAGACGAGTATTTAGAAGATTTTGCTTCTCAATTTGCAACATTTGAAACTGGTCTTTTTAATTATAGTTACAAAGAAGGAGCTACTTATACTAAAAAGACTTTTAAAGATATTAAAGATGCAATATTTAGAAATCCTAAATATAAAGGAAAAGGTTTAGCTTATCATAACGGTAAAGAAGAACAAGCTAAAAATAAAGAAAAAGAAAAATCTAAAGAAAATCAAAAAGAAACATCTGCACAAAAAATATTTGTAGATGAGACTTTTAGAGATCCAGAAATAAACAAAGTTCAGCTACAAAAACTATCTGAAAAGTTAAATAAGTTAATACCTGGAGTTCTTATTGTTACAGTAGATACAGACTATTTACTAAAACATAATTACAATCCTAATGTAAAAGGATTATATTCTAGAAAAGAAGGTGTTATTTATTTAAACTCAGATACTGTATCTTTAGAAACTCCTATACATGAAGTAGCTCACGTAGTTGTTGATTCTTTAAAAAATCTGAATCCTAAACTTTATGAAAAGTTAGCTTCTCAAGTAGTTACAACTAACTTTTTTAAAACAGTTCAAGAAAATTATAGCGAACTGACTTATGAAGCACAAGTAGAAGAAGCTATGGTAACTGCTATTGGCTTTTTTGCTGTGCAGGATGACTCAGTGAAAGAGTATTTACTAGAAAATAAATCTGACAAGTTTATACTGAGAATAGTTAAGTCTGTTTGGAATTTCTTTAAGGATTTATTTAACAAGTTTGGATATAAAAGCTACAATAACTTTTGGGATGAGTATAATGCAGAAGATTTGACATTAGAAGAATTCGCTGATGGGTTAGCTAAAGCTATATTAAAAGAAAAGCCTATTGCAAGACCATCAGTAAATAGAAAAGCTAGCTACAACGTAGAGGTAAGCTACATGAAAGGAGCAGATGCTATGTTTGCTAATGGTTCTACTGTTAATTATTTTAGCAGCAAAGTTCAAATGGTACCAAAATTAAATATACCAGTACATTTAGGTAAAACAGCTAAAATAACTAACATTACAGACTTTAGGAAAATAATAGACAACCGTGTACGAACTATAGTTAAGAACAATTTTTCTTCAAGTACTATAATGACTTACTTAACAAGCGGTTTGAATTCTTCTAATTTAAACTCTGCTATTGTTGAAAGTATTTTATATCCTACATCTAATATTTCGGTAGAATTAAATAATGTACCAGTACCTACTGAAAATGAAGAATCAACAAATAGTCTTCAGCTATCAGAAAGTTTAAATAAAGTTTTAGAAATAAAAAGTTTTAATTTAAATAATTTCTTAAATTCTGATAAACGACAAAAACTATTAGAATCTATTTCTTACAGAAATTACGATTCTGAAATTAGTTCAGTAGAGTTAATTAATACAGTTAATGATACGGAAGGAAGTATAATTAAAATAACTTTTAAAAATGGTACTGTTTCTTTATATAGTACGTTATTAGAATCTTCTTCTGCTAATGATTTATTAATTGATGGTGTAATTGGAAATACTAACATACCATTAACAATACATAATTTAGTAAGTCTTGATTTAGCGTCTTTAGCTACAGAAATGAAAGAAGCTAATCCAGATCTTTTATTTAACGATATAGGTATTATAGCATTCCATGAAAGTGAAAAACAAGTAAGTTTTAATATAGAATCAATAAATCTTGATACTGCGCTTATTGCATTAAAAAAAGATAATCTAAGTTCTTTATCTTTTTTTAATATGAATCCTGAAATTGCTGAGGTAGTTAAACTTTATAATCAAAGTAAAGACGAAGATAAAACCCCACAACTATTAACTGAATTACTTACAGATTTATTACATAAAACCACAGCAACTATAAATAGTTTAGCACATTCTTTACATGATCATAGCTCAGATTTAGCTTACTACACAAGATTACATAAAGAGTTATTTAAAATATTAAATGACAATGTGGTATATAACCCAAAAACTGGTAAGTTTGTAGAAATGGATGCAGGGCAGTCTAGAAAAGTTAGAACTGCCAGCAGACTAGACATTAGTTTTTGGTCTAAATTACTTGATCCAAAAGTAGTTGATAACGCTGTAATTCAACAATTATCTCAAAGAAAAGTAAATGCTGAATTACAAAGAAATAGTGTTTTAAGTACGATAAAAAATGCTCATGTAAAACTTCTAAAAAACTTAGAGCAAGAATACAAGACTTCAGAAAACGCTAAATTTATTAAATATGGAGAAGACTATGGCGTAGCTTTAACTGACTTTATGTGGAAAGTTTCTAACGGTGTTAAGTTACTTGAATTTGAAACTGATCCTGATATTATAGCTACTTGGTCTCCAGCTCAGCAAGAATACCATAAATTTATAACAAGTGTATTGCAAGGACTTAAAGAGGATAAACCTATTCAGTTTACCATAAATGGTAATGTATCAACTATTTCTATAGGGGGTAAATTAAAAGGTCTTAAAGCAGAACATTTAGTTCCATCTTTTGCACCAAAAAAATATAAAAAGAACGTAATTTCTAATATAATTAATGTAGGATTTGGTAATGCACATAACATAGGTTATTACGATGAAGAAGCTGGGTCTCAGATACCGTTGTTTTATCTAAGTGCTAAAGAAAATGACAACTTAGATATGTACGATAGAAACGTAGCAGATATTTTTGATGCGTTTGTAGGTAGAGCCGTACACAAAATACATTTACAACCTATTGCAAACTTGTATGAAGCTGTTGGTATTGTGTTCAATTTAGAAAAAGATATAAATGGTAACCCAATATTTAAAAACTTTAGAGAGTACGTTCAAGACTTAATTAGCGTACACTTTAAAGAAACAGCTTATCAAAGTACTTTACAACTGTTTGGTTCTGAAAAAATAGATTCTTCTGGAAAATCTTTAGCGCAAAGAGTAGACGAAGGAATTGATAAATTTTTACGTATAACTACTATAGCTGGTATTAGTTCTTTTCTTGGTGGTAACCCTGTTAATGCTGTTAAAAACTTACTAACTGGTATATATTATAATATATCTACATCTGTGGCTGAAAAGTTAGCTGGATACGGCGATACAGATCATTTCGCATATGTAGGTACTAAAGATAGATTAGTATTTACTGCATCAGAATATGCTGAAGCTAAAACTATTGCAGTAAGAGATATGTTAAAATATATATTTACTGGTGAGACTAATAAAACTGTGGAATTAGCTAAAATAATAGGTGTATCTTTTGATTACAAATTGCTAACAGCTGCTAAAGAAAGAAATATAGATAATAAAATAAATCTAAACTGGTTGTTTGTACTAAACCATTACTTTGATTTGGTTGTACAACCAGCATATATGATTGCTGCCTTAAAGCATGAAAATATATGGGATGATTATGAATTTAAAGATGGTGCTTTAGTATTTACTGGTAATGGAAGATCTCAAGATCCTCAATTCAGAAATGCAAGAGATAAGTCATACAACTTTTCTATTCAATCTAAACAAGGGTTATTAAGTCATTACGGATTAAACTCTCAAGACGTAACCAGAATAACTACTAACTTAGGAAGATTACATGGTACGCAAAGATTAGACGACCAATCTGCTGCCGTAAAACATGCTTTCTTTAGATATGTATCTGCAATGAAAAAATGGTTAGTACCTGCATTAAACGCACTGATAAGACCTGCTCACTTAGATTTAAATAGTGCTAAGCTAATCGAAAAAGAAATTGAAGGTGAAATTGAATATCTATATAACATAGAAATAAAAGAAGGTCAAATTGCTTCAATTTATGATGCTGTAACACAATTACCTATGTTACATAATATAGTAGAGCTAATAAGAAGAATTCGTGGATTACATACAGATGATAGAAAACCTTTAACTAAATATCAATATTATAACTTGTATAAGTTTAGTATGAATGTAGGATTGTTTGCTTTAATTGTATTTTGGATGACAAGTAAAAGTGATGATGATGATGAGGAAGAAAACATACTACTTAAAAATTTAATGAAAGGATTAAAAGCTGAGGTAGGTTTTGGGTATGATCCTGAAGATTTTATTGGTTTAGGAAATCAAGCAACACCTGTCGCTTTTTCTTATTTTGGTCAAATTATTCACTCTTTGAAGAAATCTATTGAGAGAGATAATATTCAACATTTAGTTCAAGTATTACCTGCTAGGTCTATATTAAAACCTATACTACAAGATGAAGATTTAAACAGTAAAAAGAAAAAGTCTGATACAAACGAAGAGTAGTACAATTTAAATATTACAAATTATGAACTTTGACATTAAAAAATCCTTAGCGAGTTTTACTCAGCTGCTTAAAGACGTAGCTACTAACGCAGAATACGTTAGTGAAGCTGTATACGAAGAAAGGTTGAATACCTGTAACTCGTGTGATAAGATTGAACATTTACCTGTATTAGATACCGCTATATGTGGTGTCTGTAAGTGTGTGCTTGAAAGTAAGGCTAAATGGAAAAACCAAAAATGCCCTATTGACAAATGGTTAGCTATAAATGATGAAGCTAACGTAAAAAACGACAACTGATAACGTATATTTGTTTTTCTATTATCTCATTTACCACTGAGTATGTCTAACCTAATAATCAATGGATCTGTTTTAAATGAGCTAAACAATCCAGTCCCATGTACGGTTGAATTATTGACTATTAACGGAACGCTAATAGACTCTACTACTTCAGGTGTTACAGGTAGTTACACATTGCAAGGGTTAGACATACAATGTGGTGTGTCTTATGTCATTCGTATATCCCACAACTCGAACATATACATAAATCGTCAAGTATTTATACCTTGTCCTGTTAGTGGGAATAGTTTTGTACTTAATGACTTTAATTGGGTTGTTTATCAAAATTACGTTCAAAATCAACCTAATATAGTTAGTTCATTTTACGTTATACGTGATCCTTGTAGTCTTACAATTAGAATCTATAACACGCAAAATTCTTCTTTTATGCGTGTTAGCTATTTAGTACAACCTGCATATCCAGGAGAATTTGTAAATCAAGAATCTGTTACTGTAAACTTACCAGCTTCTGGCAATCAGTTAATAACTCAAATAGTAAGTAACGATTTAGGTACAGTACAAACGAGTAAAGTAATTACTGTTGAAGATCCATTACCTAAAGCGTCTATTTCATTTCAAAAAAATAATGTTTGTTGTAACGAAGCTGAAGTAAATACTATTTGTGTACCTGTAAATTCTACCCAGAAAATAATACCTAATATAAAACATGACAATGTAAATTGTGCAGCAGTAGATAATTGTACTATGGATGATTCAGCCATAGTACTTGATTTAACTATTAAATCTAGTAGTATTTGGAACAGTTTAAATAACATAGCGTATAAACTTTATTTTGGTATTAGTGTTTGTGGAAATACCGTAATTAATTATCAACCTTATTATTTTCCTGACGTTCCTATTAGTGACGCAAACGCAGTAGCTAATACTTACCATATTTATGAAACAATAAAAGCCAGTTTAAACTTAATACCTGGAATAATTATAGATGACATTTCTGAACCAGATATTATAAACCCAGCAACTAGGGAACGCAAAATGCGAATAACGCTACCAAGACAAGTATTTACTTGCTTAGATTGTGACCCTAACTTAGAAAAAATAGATAAATCTAACATAACACCAAGACCAAATTTAAGCTTTGCTGACAATTATAATACTGCTTTATTAAAACCAAGTTATGCAGCTTCGTTAAATCCAAAAAATATTTATATAGGATTTGAACTATTAAATAAAGATAAAAATTATACTAGCGCTTTAATTCAACCTATTTCTGTAACCGCACCTAAAGTTACTTGTTGTCCTGAATTAAATAATCCTCAATTATCTACTGTATATAAAGTAACAAGTCCTAGTGGTGTAGTAGAAACTATACCAAGAACAAACGCTTCTAACGTTCCCTTAAATTACGTATTTAAAGAACAAGGTAAACATACTGTATGTATAGAAGTTTCTAATTGTTGCGGAACGTGTATTGATTGCTTAGAAGTTTATGTAGGCGACTCAGTCTCACTGAGTCGTACGGATTGTAGAAAGTTTTTACTATCTGATGTTCAAAGTTACGTTGATAACTGTAAAGTAGAAATAAAAGTATTTACTCCAGACGAACAGTTAATAAATACATTAATTATTGAAAACTACTCAGGTAATTCTAGTTTTAACATAGACTTACCAATAGATAATGTTTATATAGTAAGCTACGTAGTGTCTTATATACAACCAATTACAGGTAAGGAAGTAATAGTTATAAACAGAAAATTAGTATTGTATGAATTCTGTACTGTATTAAGATGCTACAAAGAAATGTTAACGAAATCTTTATGTGTACCATGTCCAGATCCTTGTAGTCAACAAGAAAATCATATAGTTAATGAAGCTGAATTTCATAAATTAAACCAGTACTTAATAGCTGCAAGTAATTTCGTTACTAACATTTTATTGTATGAAAATGGTACAAATGGTGGATTTTACTTTGATGATAAGTATTTGCAATTCCTACGTGAAACTCAAATAGGAATTAAACGCATGGTTGACCTATGTAATGGTTGTGGTATTACACCTATACCTAAATCTAAATCGTATATAACTTGTAATAGCTCGAATAACAATGGATCCATTTTCATTAAATAGTTGCTGCCCAGACTTAGAACCTAGTGAATTTCGAGAACCTTCTGGTTTAGATTGTAATAGGATAAAACCTGAATTTACAATTGAAGCACAACCTTCATTAAATAATCAACCAGCAAAGGTCATATTAAAATTCGCTAACAATAGTAGAACGTATTACTATCAATGGTCTACTGGATTAGAAGGTACAACTGACACAGGTGCAGAAGAGACGTATCCAATAGGTACTGGATATAGTATATTAATATCAAATAAAAAAGATGGTGAATGCCAATGGGTAGCTACGTTTTCTGTATCTGCTTACGTACCTATGTCTTGTATGGTGTACTCAGTGGCAGAGGATAATATACAAAGATACTTAACTCAACGTCCTGTTGGCTACAATATAAATCATCCATCAATAAATTACGCAAATACTAACACTGAGTACTACGAAACACTACCTTACGATAGACCACCTATTACAGGTGATAGTTACGTAACCATTAACTCACCAAAACTAACTATAAAACCTGTATATGGGTATCCACCTTATACCATTAAATGGTATGACCCTGAGGATACAGCCTTTTCAGCTAAGTTAGCTACTACTAATTTTGATCTACCTCCACCAGCTGTATCATCTTCTCCAAAACCTCCACAAAATCCAGTTCTTATATCAGGAGATAAAACGCTAAACACAGTAGCATTAAAATTTGTACCTAACCAAAGTTGGGGATGGATATACGTAGAAGTAACGGATGGTCTTAATCAAACTTGTTCTAAATGGATTAAAGTAACTCAAAAAATACAACCTATTGTGTCTGATGAACCTGTTTTATTAAGACTTGCTGATGGGTTTAATTTAACGACAATACTAACCCCAATTAGTAGTGTATTAAACCCTACTTCCCCAACACCAAATAAAAACGTAGTAATATCTACAAATACGGTATTTAATGCTATTAAAGAATCTAATGCTGCTAATCAATATAATGATTTTGTACGTGAGTATGGAAATAGTCTTAAAGTAGTTAAAGAAGCAGTTATTGTAGTAAATACTGCTGAAACTTTTGAAACTGCAAAAGAAGCATTTCTTTCGAATGCAACTGTTAATGCTAACATAAAACAAATACAAGAAACATTAGATTCTCTACGTGTAACTAATCAATCAGCTGCTTGTATAAAATATTTTGGAGAAGTTCGTGATAATATAATTAGAAGCCAAAATATTTTGTTATTTCAACAAGAAGAACTTAAAAAGTTTTCTTTATATGTTGATTATGTGGTAAAGAATAACCTACCATGCGGTTTATATAAATACGAGTGTTTTGGTATTACTTTTGGTCCTGACGTAATTAAAGACAAACCTTGTAAGTAAAATGGCTGAGTTAAAATTAAGTACTCCAAGATGTCCTAATGATTTAGGGATATTGACTTTTCTTGGTCCGTTTGGTGGTTCTCCTCCTTATACATATGAAATATATGTACAATCATCGTTAAATCCTGTAACAGCATGTGATGAGAATTATACTTCTTTTATATTCAAAGTAGAAACACCTACACCACCAGATACAATAACAGGTGGTATACGTATAGATTGTGGTGCGATAAAATACTTTCCTGAATTAAACTTAGGTCAATTTGCACCACATCCAACTGCTAGTTACGCTACTGGTAGGGACTTCGCTTTAGCGTTAAAGTCATATATAGAAAACGTTACTAACCCAGCGTTAATAGCATTAGGATACAAACCTATGTCTATATTGTTTGTAGACGATGTTTCTTTACCAAGTCCTATAATAACATTAATGGTGGATAAAAACATAGCTGGATGTTGTGCAACGCTTACTACTTCAATATCACCTTCTTCATTAGTTACCCTTCCTTACAAAGAATTAGTATCGTGTTGTCCACCTATTTATGTTCAACCTAAAGATTTATTAAGTAATATAACGCCTATAACACCACCTCCAGGTTATCTTTACGTAAGTTCAGTAACTACTGTGGGTAGTAACACAGAATATTCTACTACTTTACGTCCTGGTATATACATAATACAAATTAGAGATGCGAATAATAACGTATCTCCTTTTACTATTGTAGTACCAAATCCTTTAATTCCGCCTTGTGGTGGTGTTATTTCTCACGAAAGTTGCTACCAAAAGAAAGATGGTACTATTACATTAAATCCAATACTTAACTACGGAGAAAATCCTTCCTTTCGTTGGACTGGACCTAATGGATTCATTTCCAACGATAAAGACATAACTAATTTAGAACCAGGAACTTACAACTTAACGATAACTTCGCCTGTGGGGTGTAAAAGTACTTGCACATATACTATATTAGAAGCAAGCGAGTTAAGCGCAGTTGTTAATGTACTACCACCAGAATGTCCTAGTTGTACAGATAAAATTACAGTAGAAATAGTAGTTACTGGTGGTAGTGAGAGATGCAAAGATTGTGATAATTCACCTACGGGATATAAATATAAAATAGATCCTATAATGGATGAGTATGAAGAATTACCTACTAATCCTTTTTATATAGACACTTTCACTGAGGGTTTATACAGACTATGGATAAAAGATTGTAATTGTTGCTCTACTTCTACTGCTTTTCAAGTTAAACCTCATATACTAACATTTAATATTTAAACAATGGCTACTACTAATGTTTCATGTTTTAATCAAACACCACCTAACGGTACATTTACTATTTCTATTAATAGCCCAGTTCCAGCACCTGGTATGGGGGCGGCTCGAATCTGGATATTAATCAGAAATAGCAGTGGTACTGTAATTCCTAATTTGGGTACTCCAACTACTGGTAATGCAATAGGTACTGGTACTCCACCTGACCCTAACGCCATAGGATTTCAGTCTAATGGTATTTTTACTTGGGGAGAGTTAGGACCAGATACTTACACTGTAATTATTTGGGATGCTAATGGCGAATGTGCCAAAACAACTGAATTTACTATTATTGAACCTGAATCTATTACAATTAGTACTGATGTATCTATTGCTAAATGTACAGGTAACGCAACAGTAATTGTAGAAGCAGCAGGTGGAGTACCACCATATAAGTATTTTATTCGTAGTAACGAAACAGACGGAGCACCTTGGGAAACTTACTTTAGTAATAGTACTGGTATTTTTACAAATATTCCTGTACGACCTGCTTCAGATACTGGTGCGAATCGTAAATATCATGTGTATGTACAAGATGCAAATGGTTGCTGGTACCAAGAAAACGCTGTAACGCCTAATATTCAAAACACAACTAATCCTGGTTACACAGTAGACGTAGAATACCCAGTAAGCTTAAAATTTATTTTATCTAAAACAGATCCATCTTGTTTTGGTATATGTGATGGGGAAATAGGTGTAGTAGTTTCTGGGTTTGGCTCTGCTCCTTACAAATTTATTTTAACAGGTAACAAAGCAGATGGTTCACCATTTGCTGCTAGTAATGACTGTGACGATGATAATTGTCAAACCTCATATACTTTTAAAAATTTGTGTGCATCAGATGCCAATGGTTATAAAATTGAAGTATATGACGCAGATGGTTGTAAAGCCGTACCAAACGGTTCAGATACTGTGGTATTAGCTGGAGGTACAGAATTAACTGGTGTAGTTACAGCAAACAACGCAGTTAGCTGCTCTGAATGTTGTGATGGTTCTATTCAAATTAGTAATATTGGAGGTGGTTGCGGTGGTGATTACACCGTAGGTATAGTTCAAGCTCCTGAAGGTCAGATTATTCCTACTCCGTTAATTTACGCTGGTGAGGGTCCTCATACTTGGGAAGCTGAATTATTAAAACCAGGTAATTACACAGTACGTATAGAAGATGGTTGTGGGTGTTACAAAGAATTTAAAGTAGGTATTCTTAAAACACCTGGAATTCAGATTAACTGAAGGGTAGAAGCTCCAATGCTTCCACCTCCACAAAATTTATAATGAAATGAAAGCTGCTAATGATTGTGGATGTAGTCAACCTACATCCACAATTAATATAAAAATTGAAAATAATAAAACCAACATTGGGTTTAATAGATATGCTTTAGTAATTTATGGTAAATCTGAAAAAAATAAAAATCACGTAAAATATGACAAAGCTAAATAACATCGGAATAATATTTTGTGGTTGCCAAAACGGTTCTAACCAAGTTAAATACCCACCTATTAAAAAATAAACATATGAGCTGTGCCGCAAATGCTTTAGAAAAAACAAACCCTATACGGGTTACCGATATTTTATGCCCAGGTACTCTGGGAAAAGCGTGTTTTACTTGGATAGGTTGTAGGCGTAATAATAATATTACATTAGATATAAATTTATCTAGAATCAACGCTAACGGAGAGTTATCACGTATAGATATTACTAACTTAATTTCTTACACAGCACCTACTGGTACTAACGAAGGTGTTATTACTGCATATCCTTTCGGTCCACTTGTACAAGCAGGTGGTTCTCTTAGTGGAACTCCTCAGTACTTAATTTTAGCTGATCCTGATCCTAATCCAGTTGATAATACAACGTATGATAGAATTCATTGGAATACCTCAGGTCATTCAAATGTTACTGTAAATACGTTTAATTTATGTTTTCCTAATTTAACAGCAGGTAGATATCGACTAACTTTAAGAGATATAGAAGCTGAATCTTGTGTTGAAGTTTATGAATTTGAAATAAAAGACAAATCTGCTATAAATGCTTGGTTAGATATAAACGTTTCAGAACAATGCGATGGTAAAACTATAAATGTAACAATTAATGCGGAAGGTAGCGGTGGTGTGTTTGATTATGCGTTACGTGGTGTAGATATAAACGGAGGTAATTTTCCATTCAATCAAGTACCTAATCTTTTTGTAGATGCCAACCAAAATACAATAATTACGAATGGTGTTTTTTTTAATGGTGTTACGCCTACATCTCAAAATATAATGCAATGGAAGGGTACTAACCAGTTTACTATTGGTAATGAACCTGATCAATTACCATTTGATTCTTGGGATGGTCCTGATGGATCTAAATTTGGTTACGAAGTATGGATTAGACCTAAGAAATCAGTTTGCCCTGATTCACAAAATAATTATGTTAAAGTAGGTATTATAAACACAGCAGAATTTGTTCAACCTACTTATACAGTAACTATGGTACCATCTACTTTTTCTTGCGGTGTAAGTAATTGTGATGGGTATGTAAATGTTCAATTAGAAGGAGCTAGTAATGCGTTTGCACCTTACTCGGTACACATAAAACCAGAATCTAATTCTCCAGGAGCTACTAACGAAATATTTAATAATAGCCAAAATGTAATATCAAAAAGTTCTTCTTGTGATGCAAGTTGTGGCTTTTTTGTACAAATTCCAATATGTGCATTAGAAAGTACAGTAGCTACTAATGCTTCATTTCCATATAGGTATGTAGTAAATGTTTATGACAAATTTGGATGTCCAGTTAATAGAAATCCTAATAATACTGATCATTCTCCAGCAAACATAAATACTCAAAACTCGCATACTTACTTTCCAAATTTTTGGACAAGAGATGCAAATAACAATGGAAATATAGAACAACAAGTACATGCTTCATGGTTTAATCCTAGACATAAAAATCAAATTGATTACATTAGATTAGTACCATCGTTAACTAACTGTCCCGATTGCTGTGATGGTGAGATATTGGAAATGCACTATTTTGATAAATATAAAAATCTTATAGTAGCAGAACAGTTTCGTTATCTTCCTACACCAGGATACAGGTACTCAACAACACCAGATGTGTGGAGTGACGGATTTCTTCCTGAGTCTAATATTGCTAATCAAATAGAACTTTGCGGTATAGATGACGTAACTACAGCTATCAATAACGCCCCTAATTTTTTAATTAGAGTTATAGAGCATCCAAGTGGTTACAAAGGTCCTAATTCTATTGTATTAAACAGAATAAGAACTACAAATACAACTTCTTTATTTCAACAATTAAGAAATAACGGACTATTTATGAATTTGTGTCCAGGAAAATATTGCTATGAATTATCTGTTAGTTCTCGAGGAGCGTCAATTTCTGGTTTAGGGTCTAATAACAATCAACAGCATACTATTAGAGAATGTAGTTGTGTAGTGCAATTTTGTGTAGAAATAGCTTGCCCAACACCAGTAAATATTATTTAATTTCTTAACTATTAAGATTTATCCACATGAGCTGCAAAATAGATAAAAGTAATAAGAATAACCCTATACGGGTTACTCATCAATATTGTCCAGGTGCTGGTGGTTCTTTTTCTTTTGGTATATACCCATGTAAATTACCAAAATTAGGTAATCCAAATAATTTACAAAACCCACCAAGATACTTAGATCGTCATTTTAGATTTGGTTACAGATTAGAAAGAATTTTTCCTAACCCAGGATGGCACGAGTTTGGTCCAGTATACCCCGCACCATTAGAATCTGTAGTAGTTACTCCTAATTTAGGTAATAATGGATTAAGTGACACCCAAACAGCTTGGGATAATAATACTTACCCATTAGTGTACATTCAAGGCATTGGTTTTGATGTTGTTAGTACTATCAATGATGTACAACATGTACCATTTACTACTTATACGTTTAACCAAGTGCCTCCTGGTAAATATAAATTGTATTTAGCTTCAGATGTTACACCTAATGCTTGTGTTGATTCTTATGAGTTTGAAATAAAAGACTTAAGCGCCATAAAAACTTCTTATGACATTGAACTAAGCGGGGATTGTAATAATAAAATAATAAACGTAAAAATACATGCAGAAGGGTATGGGAATAGGTTTAGATATTTACTAAGAGGTGCAGACGTTGTAGAAGATCCTAATTTTGATTTGGCTTCTATTACAAATATTTTTAATAATACAACTGCACCAACAGTATTTAACAATGGGAATTTTTATGATGGATCAAACACAGTACCTAATAATTTTTTCCAAGTAAAAAATACAGGCAACTTTACATTAGTTGAAACTGCTACAAACACAGATTTACCGTTTGATTCTTGGGCTGGTCCTGGTGGTGCTAAATTTAGATACGATATTTGGGTTAGGCAAGATAATTGCGATCCTATAAAAATAGGAGAAGTAAATACAAATCAATTTATTAAACCAGAGTACACTGTGGCTATTCATCCAGGTAGCTTTAGTTGCGGTAAATCAAATTGTGATGGATTTATTAACGTTTCGTTAATAGGAGAAAATAATTTTTATGCACCTTATTCGGTAAATGCGTTTGTAATAGATACTGAAACTAACAAAGCTGTTACTAAAGCTATTAAACCTTTAAGTGCAAAATGTGATGAGTCTTGTGGTTATTCTATTAAGATGAACACATGTGCAATTAATGAGCAAAATAGCAGTAATGATATTCCATTTGCTTGGAAAGTACAAGTATTTGACAAATTTGGTTGTCCTATAAAAAGAGTAGCTGACAACAATAAACATTCGCCTGAAGCAGTAGGTACTACAACTGAATTTTATCAAAGTCGCGATATTCAAGTAGTTAATGAACTAAGAGAAGACGATAGATTTTTTAACGCTTTTGAAGATAGGCAAATTAATTATATTCAGTTAATTCCAAGTGAGGCTAGTTGTATAAACTGTTGTGATAGTTATATTACTAGAATAGAGTATTACAATAAATTCAACAGACTTATATACGCAGAAAGGGTTAGTCCAAATTTACAAACTTTTGAGTTTAGTACTAATGGTATAAATTTTACTACCCCAAATGAGAATACTTTACTACCTAATTATCAAAATAGACCAGAATTATGTGGACTTTACAATCTACACCCGTCTTTACAATCTCAATTTTTAGTTAGACTTACAGAACATCCTAGCAATTTTAGAAATCCAGGTCCTTTAATAACTCCTAAAATTTTAGGTACGTGGAATCAAATTAATAACAAATGGCATAGTTTATTTACTCAACTAATTGAATTAGGTTTGTTTTCTAATTTATGTTCAGGAAAATACTGCTACGAGCTATCAATAGTAACTGAGCAAGTTATTAATGACGAAGCTGGTCAATTAACAGATAATAACTTAGTTTCTAGAAAATGTGAATGTGTTATTAATTTCTGTGTAGATATACCATGTCCACAAGAATTAAAAGTAGTAAATGTAGGATAACAAAATCATAACCGCGCATAAAAGGGGAGCAAGTCTCCCCTTTTTATTGTAACTATGGGTTTAAGTATAAAACATACAACTTGTAACTATCCTCAAAATGGACAACCAACATGTAATAATGATGGTGAGCTTGTATTTGTATACGATGCGTGTTCAAGCTCAGAGAACATAAAAGTGTACATAAATGATGTTGAGCAAACAAATGTTAATCCTATAACAGTAGGAAATAAAAAAAGTTTTAGTCTTAAAAGAAATGATTTAGCTCCAGGGGCTTACATTATTAGGATACAAATAGATAAGAATGGAGATGATACATATGATTGTGTTAAATCTGAAACATTTGTAGTTGAGTGTAATTGTCAAAAATTTGAATGCCCTCCTTGTAATTGTCCAGAATGTCCTGCTTGTCCAGAATGTCCCCCATCAGTTATAAATAATACATGCCCACCGCCTGTTGTTAATTGCCCTCCATGTCCAAGCTGTCCTCCTTGTCCAACTATACCACCTTGTCCTCCTTGTCCTGATTGTGCACCTGTAATTAATGTACCGTTAAATGATTGCCCATGTAGTATTCAAGGTCAACTAATTGAAAATGGTAGTAATGTAAGTTTATCAGGATTTAATGGATGTCAGAATCCAACTTATTTTTGGTGGATATTAAACCAAGATTCTGTATGTCAGAATCAAAATGCTGCAGCTTATTTTACAGCAAACAACGTCTCTACTATCAATTTAAATGATTTTGGTAGCGGTGGTCATACTTTTGATATTTTTTTAAGAGTAAGTTGTGGTACAAATTGTAATAGAATACTTTATTTAACTACATCGTTATAATGGAAATAAAAAGATACGCAATAGATTTATGTAAATTTAATACGTGTATTGAACCTATACCAGATATACGTAGGGTGTATGCTTGTGCTATATCTGGTACATGGAACTATCAAAAAGAATTAAATAATAAAATATTTGAAGTTAAAAAACACAATAACGATGTTGTAGGAGTACAAGCTCAACACTATTCGTTAGTAATGACTCATTTAACTAATTTACTATATTTGCAATACGTTCAAAAAAAGTTAAATCCTGAAGATAACGAATGTTATATTAAATGTAACGAACTTGAATGTATTAGAAAGTTATTTTTATGTGCAGGTATGGATATTACATGTATATACAAATGCTTTGAAGTATGTAGATATAAACACACTTGTGAAACTTGTAACAACTAATTATTAAATAAACCTTAAATTAAATAATACTATGGCTTTTGAACTTATATCTAAAACCGTAAAAAATGCTTCTTGTTTTGGCAACAGCAACTCCATAAGAAATAAAGGAGAACTTCAATTTGTTTTTAAAGATAATAGCAGCCCTACATTAACAGCAAGAGTTCGTGTTGTTAATGAAAATAATGCTGAAATTCCTGGTTTAACTTTTCAAGTAACCTATAATAGAACGCAAACAACAACTACTATAAATAGTGTAGTTAAAGGATTATTACCTAATAATTATACTATTTTAGTAGATGTATTTGAAGGTCTGGTTAGTCCAGTTTTTCTTTATAAAGTTCAAGAAAGATTTAAAGTAGAAGCTATTGGCTGTGCTGATCCTCAAGTTTTAGTTGCTAATATACTTCCTGTAACTACAGAATTTAAAGCTACACCTTTAACTAGTACTTTAAGTCCTTGTCAATTAATAGAAGCAAGTAATATTTCTTATAGACCGTTTACAGACAGCTATCGTAATGCTGAGTTTGTATTTAGTTATAACCAAAAGAAACAATTGTCTAATTTAAAACCGCCTACTTGTTATTTTTCTTTAAGTGTAAGCGTATTATATTCTTTAAAATTAGACGATAATTCGCAATATGGATTTTTAACTATGAATTACGAAACAGTAAAATCTTTTCCTAAAATATCTGATGTTAAAGGTTTAACTGTTCAATTATTTGTAGGTGAAGAAACTATTGTTGATGTTGTAGAGAAAGATTTATCACGTGCTTTATCTTTGCTAAAGCTTAATCCAAGCACGAAAAATAAAAAAGTAGTAGAATTAATTTTACATTCTTTTCAAGTAACTAGAGCATTAGAATGCACAGATGGTAAAAATTATTGCGTTGTAAATTTAGGTAATAGAGACCAAGTATTATCTTTTCAAGAAGCTCCTGATACTCAAAAACGTATGAGTTTTAAATTAACTGATAAAGTTAAAGAAATTCAAAATTCTTTTAATGAAAACGGTAGTATTAAAAAAATACCTGATAGCTACAAACTACCTGGAATTATTTATTTAGATTAAATATGAAATACCTATACGAAGAATTAGACATAATTTTTGGATTCCATAGAAAAAATTGGCTACTTATAGATAGCTTAGCTGCTATACTAGGTGGATTCTTTTATTGGTTAAATGACCAAATAGATTTATATGTTTGGTCTCCATCTGGGCATTACTATACGCTAATTGCGTTAATAGTATGTGATTTTATTACGGGTAGTATGTACGCTTGGAAGCAAGGTATTTATGAAACACGTAAAGTACTTAGAATAGTTAAGAAGTTACTTGCTTATACTATTCTGCTAACGTTATCCTTTCAATTTAGCAAAGGAAATGATTACTTAGCTTGGCTACCAGGTGCTGTATTTGTTCCTATTGTAGTTATACTGATGATTTCGTTTATAGTAAATCTTTCGTTACTTGGATATATAGATAATAAACTAGCTAGGTTTCTTACAAGTAAAATAGATTTGTATAAGAAAGACTCAGTGGAGAGAGAGAAAGAGAGAAAAGATTTTGAAGAGTTACAAAACGAACAAGCTAAAGAATTAAAAGATGAATTTACAAGATCTAATAAGAAAGATTAAGTCTGAAGCCTACGAACTTGCATCCTTTAATACACCTGAGCGTAATGTATTAATTAAGTTATTTCATTACATAAGCTCAGCGTTAGAACAAGGTGGAGGTGGTGTAGGACCTCCTGGTCCACAAGGACCACAAGGACCACAGGGAGATCCAGGACCGCCTGGACCTGCTGGACCTCAAGGTCCTCAAGGTATTCAAGGACTTCCTGGACTGCAAGGACCTCCAGGAAATGATGGTCCTCCTGGACCTCAGGGACCGCAAGGACCTCCTGGTGAAGCAGGAATACTCTTTGAAGACGCTAATAACGGATTAATAGGCTTAGGTACGCCAACTAATCCACTCATACTCAATCAATATGTTCTAGGCCCTTTACAAGGTTTAGGTACGTTTACTAATCCTTTATACATAGAGCCAGGTAGCGATGGGCAAGTACTAAAGACAATAGGCGGTGTAGTACAATGGGGTGCTGATGAGACTGGTAACGGTCAAGTACAAATAGCTCCAGGTGGGGGATTATCAGGCAATGGTACACCTTCATTACCGTTAGAATTAAATGTAAATACTACTACTCCTCTTTCAGGTTCTGGTACTACATCCAACCCACTGAGTATAACTCCAGGTACATCAGGACAAGTCTTAACTACAAATAACTTAGGTAACGTAGTATGGCAAACACCTTTATCTAATTTTAATGTAATATCATCTTTTGCTCCAGTAACGTTTGAAGGGAATTTATCTGACATAGGTACAGGTGTATTTACTTTAGTAGCTAATCCTTTAGGTTTTAATGTAACTTCTTTACCTACTGTTCTTATACTTTCTTTTGAGGCTAGACAAGTTTCACCTGGAGCAAATAGGAATTTATCATTAATAGTAAATGTAAGCAATATTATTAATAACCCTCCTCCAGGAAGTAATCCTATTATGTACGAAAGTCTAAATTTTCCTAACGATAGTGTTTGGAGACAATTTACACACATGCAGATTATAAACTTTGGTTTCGCTATAGGAGGTAGTACTGTTACTATTTCAGCTAGAGGTAACGGTGGTTCTTTTAGAGTACGTAACGTTCAATTAATAGGCTTAACAGTTGTGTAGTATGATGTACCCTATAGCTATAATACCAACATACAAGATAGCCAATGTTATGAAAGACAAAGGCTATCTTGTATTTGATTTACCGCCTTACAATATTAATCTTGTAGGGATACGTAACGATATAAACCCTCAGGATAATAGATTTGATGACTATTTTTATTGTTTTTTTAAAAGTAGCACCACTGCCACTGAGTATAACGTAATTAAAGGTAGAGGTACAACAGATCCTGGTAAGTATTATTTAACTACTCCTTTTTCAGATTACGTAAAAATGACTGGAGCAGCGATAGTAAAACCAGGACAATACAAAGGCGTATATCAATTAGGTTGGCATGGTACAGGTAACTTTAGACATAAAGCACTTATTCAAGTTAGACCTATTACATGTTATAGAGACAATAACTGGAATGGATTAATTGACATAGATGAAAGTAAAGTAAGTACTGGATTATACGGACTTAACTTTCATAGAGCACATAGCTCGCAAGAGTTTGAATTTGTAGATAATTGGAGTGCAGGCTGTCAAGTAGTTCAAAATCCACGTATATTTGATCAAATAATTAAGGCTTGTGAACTACAAGTAGCAAATGGATTAGGAAATTCTTTTACTTATACATTACTTAAATATTCAGATTTTAAATAATAACGTTATGGATAACAAAAATAGTAACCCTTCTGGATCTACTGGAAAACGTAACCCAAAAGTAGATTATTTGAATAAGCCTTTAGAACCACATGAAATACCAATTAATCCTTATAGTCACGCTTATTTTCATAGATGGTATAACCCAAAATGGGTAAAACCTTCACAGTCTTTACTAAAACCTATAACTGATAAAGAGTGGGAAACATTTGTTAGAATGCAAGATCCAAAAGACGTAAGACAGTGGAGAGCTTCATTTTTTTATCCTGATATTCTAGAGACCTTTTCTGGATCTTCTGATAATCCTAATGTTAAATTAGGATATCAACCACGTGATATATATTTCAAATTGCCTTTTTTTGACCCACACGACAAAAATAGAACTATTTATAAAGATAAATATGTTGTAATACAATTTAAAGATCCTGTTGTAGAGAATAGAAGAAAGGAAAGAATAAGAAGAAGTATGTCTTTTAGAGATTATGATGCGCTTCGATCAAACGTTAATTTTAAGGATCCTAATTTATATTATAATCCTTATACAGGTAAGTATCAAACAAAAGGGCCTCATAATGTAACGTATAAAAAACCACCAGCTGAAGAAATAAGTAGAGTTACCTACCCAATGGAGGAAAAATTTGGACCAGACCAAATAACACATGTAGTCACAAGTGATGCTCATAGAGAGCAATTAATGCGTAAATATTATCCACATTTATTTGACGAAGAATTAGCAAAAAAACTATACGGACCGCAACCTGTACCTGCATACGAACCTACAAAAGAAGAAATTTTAGCACATGAATTGAATTCAATGCAAAATATAATACAAGATAATCAATTTGATAATAGCTATAATACAAGAATACCTGATTTTGCATATCCGCAAATGTTAATAAATGATGTATTACAAGGATATAAAAAAAATACATCAGGACAAATACAACCAACTACAAAACCATCAGTTAAAAACCCACAACGACTACCCGAAAAACCACAAACTCCAATTATAGCTAACACTACAAAACCTACAACGCCAAAAATAGATTACAACAAATTACAATCAGCAACTGGATTTAATCCTTTTAAAAGTGGTATTGACTATACAAAAACTGCTCCAGATACTATACCACAACATTCTAGAACACCAGAATCTAGATTTTTAGCAATTTTAAATCAAGGAGAAAATCCTAATGATATTAAAATGTTTGAAAAGTTGTATGGTAAAGGAACTTACAAATTTTACAAAGATATAGTAGACGAATTAATAAAAAAAGCATAAATGAAACGCCCATTGTTCTTCAACATGCTAAAATACCAAGATGGTGGTAAGATTAACGGTGGTACTAAATCTAATTTTGGTGACCTATTTGAAAAGTTAATTCGTAAAAAATTAACAGCTGAAGATATTTCTAAATTTAACGATGATAACTTTTTTAATAATAAATTATATCAAGCTACTTATTCTCCATCTGTTCTTAAAGAATTAAGGGATATATACAAAAAACAAAATTTAACAGATGAAGACGTACAAAGATTTAATCAATTATATGATAAAAAATTTTATACTTATCCTAATCCATTGGGCTTGGAAAACACAAAAAATTTAAATAATACAAATAACAAAGAAAATAAAGAAAACAGTAAAAATAAAATCTTTAAGTATACTTTTCACGTAAATAACGAAAAAGGCGTAATTGACGTAGAATTTGATCCTTATGAATTAGATTCTATAAAAAAAGCATTTGATAAGGCTAAAAAAGAAGTAAAAGATAAATTTGGTGCTTTTCCCGAGAAATTTACTTATTCCGATAAATTTATTTACTCCGACCAAAACGATCATCATTATGACTATGTTACAAGAGTACCTTATCTTGTGAAGGAAGATAATTATTATGTATTTGATCCTCGTGAGTATGGCGGAGCAAAACAGCCACCTGCTGATAATTACGACTATTCAGAATACGACCCAAATCCAGATGGGTATAAATTTGTAAAATTAAAAATAAATAAGGATAATAAAGAAAGAACACTAAATACACCAAAAGATAACGATACAAAAAAAAATAAAAAATTTAAATTTCAGTTATCGTACGTAGACCGTAAAGAAAAAGATAAATCAAAAAGAATTAAAACTGTTGACGTACTATATGATGAAAGGTCAGAAAGTATAACGGAAGGAATTAATGAACTTAAAAAAAAATTAAAAAGTGAGCTAGGAGAAGATACTGAACTTTATTACAACACAAAAGAAAATAAATATTCAAAAGTTATTCCTAACCCAAATAATACTGGATATTATATATATGAAGACGATGAGCATCTTACAACTATGGAAGCGGTTGCTGACGAAGAAGATAAAAATAATAAGTCAACTGATATAAAAAGTAACAATAACAATAGTTTTATTAACCCAGACAATCAAATTAGTACTAAAAATGAAGAAACAACTGTAAAAAATCTAAATACCCCAACAACATCAACAGCTACAACATTACCAAATTTGGTTAGCCCAATTTCTACAATAAAACCTAAGGTTATTCCAAGTTCAACTTCACTAAATTTTCCTAAACTAGATATACCAAAACCTGAAAAAATAGAAAATAAACCTTTTAACTCTCCTGTTTACAATCAACAACAAGAAGCTGTTGCACAAAGTACTCAAGCACCTATTCAAAACTCAAGCACAGCACATCCTACAATAAAACCTACACTCCAAGAAAACCCATTAAGTAAAGTACTAAACATATTTGCAGGCGGAAGTTACGATGGTTCATCTTCAATTTTTTATAGACCCAATACACTCACTGAGTCTTCAGTTAACGCTGCAAGCCCTTTGTACAATACGCCAACACCATCTACTACCGCTTCTTTAAACAATGCTAATCAAGGAAACTATAATGTTCCTACTACTAATCCATATTACTCAGAACCTAGTAAAAATTTATTAATTAAATCATTACTGTTAAAAAATCAAGACAAAGGATTAGCAGGTAATATAACCGAGTCGTTCGTATCTCCATCTAAACCGTCTACAACATTAAATTTAGATGTAAATTCAATAATTAAATCTCCAAATTATGTAACTGGTGTTGAAAGCACAAAAAGTAACCAAACTGTTAATTCAAGATTAAAACCAATAACTGAACAAGGTATGGGTACACTACCAATGGGTGCAGTAAATTATTCTAATACACCAGAAACATCAACACCTTATAGAAAAGACATATCATTAGAAACAGCTATAAAAATTCCATCAGTTAATAATAGTAAAATAAATCAATCAAATTACGTTGGTGTAGCTAATAAAAATCCAAATAAAAATACAAGTGTACAATCAAACATTACACCAGAAGTTGTAAATAATCCTAATCAAGAAACTAATATAACAAAACCTACAACTTACGTTTCACCAGAAGATAATATTAATTTCTTACAAGAATTTAATTACGAAAGTTTTCCAGAAAAAGTAAATAAAACTAGTTCTATTAATGAACCTACAACAACACAACCAAGATATAAAGTAAATGCGTTACAAAAAATTATAAACGCTTTTAAACTTAAAAGATACAAAACACCATTAAGAGATGTAAATGGATTTAGTCCAGAACATTATAATTTTTTAACTCAATACAAAAATAATCAAGATTTTAACTATAATTATTTAAATCAACCAGAAAAAATAGAAAATATAGAACGTATTAAAAAAATAGATAAGTTTAGACCTTACTTACATAGAGGTACAGAAGTATCGGATTATATATCTAGATTTAAAATAACACCAGAAACTAATATAGATCCTTTTGCTTTAACACAATCTGGTCGTACACCTGAAAGTAGATATTTAGCTATTTTACAATCAAATCAAAGAGATTCTGATAAACGTTTATATGATCAGTTTTATGCAAAAGATAATATAACTTTTGATAGTAAAACAAAAGAATATGAAGAAGCGTACCAACCAATAAGCACATATAAATCTCCATATTCTAAAGATCAATTAAGAAAAAAATTAGATGAAGGATATAGAAATTCTAAATTAAAATAATATGAAACTATACCAATTACTAATAGATAATCAACTAGTAGATTTATCTGTCGCATATACACCAGAACAAATAAATAATAGATTAGCTTTTGTAGCTCTATTAGATAACCAAACACCACCTACTGACTATCAAGACGTAAGTAGCATAGAAAACTGGCATAACTACTGGAAGTATGTAGAAGGTCAGTTTGGATGTAAGGACTGGAAATCATTACGTAGAGAAATATGGGCTTTAGTAGCACCAATAGTAGGGGTAGATTGGTCTGGATGGGATACGTTAACCGAACAAGAAAAATATTTAGCTTGTTACTACCTACCAAACAAAGTACCTCTAACTTTATTCATAGCTACGGTAACGAATCCTTTAGATAGAGCAAATATTTCAATAAACTTTGATTTATTATCTCAAGAAGCAAGAGACCAAAGAATAAAAGCTGCAAGACCGTTTGTCTTTAGTAATTTACCAATTGGTGATTGTATTAAGCTAATAGATAAAACGTATTTACTTAATATAAAATATGTACAAGGAGTTGAAGATAAAGCATCAGATGGGGTAGAAGGATTATTTGATTATCTTACTTCAGCTGCAAATACCAGTTACGAAAACAACGGATTCTTAGAAGAAAACTTTACTCCTTACGTATTGACTTTACAGCAAATTTCTGATAAATTAATTACTATAATGAAAGACGGTTATTATTAATTTTTATTACTATGGGTAAAATAACACAACGAATGATTTTGGGACGATATGGTGTAAAAACTGATCCACCTACTGGTAAAAAAACTGATTTAAATAAAGATCCTAGATTTAATAAACAACATCAACAATATGAAAAACAAGGATATACATATATTAATAATAACCAATACATAGACAAAAAAGGAGAGCTTTACGATGTAGTAAATCCTGAAGGAGGTACTAATTTAATAGATATGTGGACTAATCAAGCAAGACCAACTACATTAAAAGCTACTAGTAAAAGATTAGAACCAGTACCTATACAAACAATTAAACCCTACACTGCACCAGCTGATACTACTTGGAAACAGTTAACTAGTAAAGAAAATATATCAAGACTTAAAACTTTTCCAATTAGTAAAAATAAAGAAAAAAACAATGAACCTAGAGAGTGGTCAGAAATTACTCCATTATCATACTCAAGTGTAACTCTTACAGAAGATATCACAGAATCAGGACAACCAACATATGTTGCACCAGTAATAAATTCATGGTTACTTAAATTCAAAGGTACAATACCACTAGATATAGATCAAACAAAGCATGAAGTAAAAAATCAACAACTTGTTTCAGTTACAAATAATCTTAAAAAATCTGAAGTAGATAAAAATATAATAAAAGACTTAAGTGCTGATAAAGCGCTTAAAGGATCAATTAATACTCGTATGAAACAATTACCTGCAAATGCACCAGAAAGAATAAAAAAATTAAAAATAGCTGATGATTTTTTTGCAGAAACATTACCAATAGATAAAGGAGGTTTTGGATTTAAAGAACATAGACTTGCATCTATTTTTAATCCTGATAGTAGTTATTTTATTAATAAAAAAACTGGAGAACGAATACCAGGAGTTGTATATTCATCTGAAGAAAGAAGAAAAGAAGTATTAGATAGTTTACGTAATCCAAATATATATTTAAAATATCTCGACCTCAAATAAAATTTAATTACTATGATAATTAACGGTAATAAAGATAGCAGAAGATATAATCCTATTCAGTATTATAATCCTGGAGGTCTTCCTTTATATCAAAAAATGCAAGAAAGACAAAATGAAATGGAACGTCAGAGAGCTGAATTAGAAGCTTTGTCTGCTTTATTTGGAGAGCCAGGGGAAGAAGTAACTTCAAAACAGTCTTATAATATTTTTGCTGGTGGTTCAGGAGATGGTGCAGCTAGTGTGAGTACACCACCTACAATGCCAGATTACTTAAATGAAGCAAGAGTTGGTAGATACGGTAATAAAACTAGAATAGATAGGCTAAACGCTATATTAGAACAAGGTGAGCGTTATTTAGAATTTAACAAAAGATTTTACGATCAGTTTTATGGTCCTAATTCTTTTGAAAGAGATTTAGCTGCCTATCGTTCTATAAATCCTAATGCACAATTTAACAACGTCCAGTCTCCTTCTGTTATAGCTAATTATCAACCTACAACAACCGAAGTTTCTAATACTGCGGAAAAAGTTAATAAATCTGATACTTTAAATGTTGTAAATAAACAAACTAATGATAAAGTTAACACTTTACCAAAAATTACTAATAAAAGTGAAGAAGATAATAATGATTGGTTATCTATTTTAGCGCAAGCTGGAATAGTTGGAGGGACTATTGGAGCTGGATGGGGTTTTAGCAAATATGTTTTACCTCCATTAGTTAGAAAAATATCTGGAAAAAGTACCAATCCGTCTATTTCGCAAAGTACTTCTTCTAAACCTACTGTAACTACTTCTACTACACCGACACCTACGCCTACACCAGTTGCTAATACACCTAATGCTACTAACTTACCTAATAATGTTGCTTCTGCAGCTACTCCTAATGTTACTCCTACTACTACGTCTGCTACTACCCCTAATACTAATGTAACTAAGCCTACACCTACATCAACGCCTACACCTACTCTTAATGCTAATATAAATACTCAAACTAATAATCCTAAGTCAGTTAAAGTACTTTATAATTCAAATCCTATAGAAAGTTTAAATGATTACGATTTAAAAGACTTTAAAATAAAACTTCGCAATGAAATAATTAAAAATAGTAAAAACCAAAGCATAGCAGATAAAATAATAGACGAATTAGCAGACGCAGCCCCAAGAGCCAACGAAACTGATTTTTCAAAATATAAAGAAGTTATAAAAAAACATGAAAACCTTATTAACAATAAGTCAATAAAAATAGGTGGATTAGCTGGACTAATGTTACTTGGTGGCGCAGCTGGTGCGTATGCAGCTGGAAGTAATAATAACGAAGAGAGTGAATCGCCTGGATCAATTAACTATGATAGAATAAGTCAAGCTATTGCTGATTTTGTAGATATAATAGATATGTATGGTGATGTATCTAGTAGATTTCCTGGAGCTACAAGTAATGCGTTAAGAACGGCAAGAACCGTAGGTTCTACACTTAAAGGAGGCGTATCAGCTGGTTTACGAACAGCTACTAGATTTAATCCAGTTACTGGAGGTGTGTTAATGGCAACTAGTCCTATTACTGCGGGTGATGCTACGGTTACTGGTGCTAAAGCAAGACAAGCACAATGGAATAAAATGCAAGCTGAAAAAGCTGCTATGGATAGATACAGAATGAGACAAATGGGTGCGTTACCACCAACAGCAGCAAACTCTTCACAAGCACAGCGATTCTTAAAAGACAAGATGATGCAACAAAGATATATTAGCCAACCTGACGCAACTAGATATAGATAATATGGAACTTAAAACAGGTGATGTAATCTTGTTTCATACCAAATTTAAGATTACGAAACCACTTACTTGGATACCAGTATTTATTAGACTATTTTTAAACACAAGATATAATCACGTAGGTGTGATAGTAAGTAACTGGGGTAGACTATTTTTAAATGAGGCTGATGAAAAAGGAATAATAGCTGTACCTGTTGAAGAAAGATTAAAAAACAAAGAATACGTAGTGTTACGCTGTATACATCCAATTATTGAAAGAGACTTTGCTATTAAAGCTAACTTTTATTTAGGAAGTAAATACGATTTTCTTAGCTTATTTGTATATTATCCTATTTACTTACTAACTGGTAAATGGATAGAACCTACAAGAAGTAGAAATGATCAACGTAAACTATTTTGTTCTGAATACGTAGCTTTATTGTACAATATTCCTAACTGGTGGAAAGTAAACCCTAAAGATATTTTATATCATAAATTTTTTTACAAAGTAGAAGCAAACTAACCTATGTTAATATTAACACTCAGTGAGAGTGTGTTAACTAAAAAAAGGCTATTAGGTGTTACCCTAATAGCCTTTACTTTTAACCTTAACTTTCGTTCTTTTTTAATCTTTTTTCTTGTTTTCTTTTTAATTCATCTACATAACAATCTAACGTCTCTTTTAGTTCTGGGTGTAAATCTAAAAAGTTAACAATATCTTTTATTTTGTTAACATGATAATCCGTATGTATTGTTTTTAATCTATCACGTACAGTAGTAACATCACACATTAATTCATACGCTATATCCGTATTATTGTACCCACAATGTTTGTAATATAAACTTAAAAAACTTCTAATAATAGTATTATATCTACCTGTTGTACGTCTTTGCCATCCACCGAAATACTGAATGATGTACTTAATATAGATAGGATCGTATTTTTTAGGTATTTTTTTAGGTTTTTTAGCTTTTAGCATTTTTTGTACACGTAACTCATCTTCTTGTGAGTTATCGGTTTGTACGTTGTTTATGTATTCTATCATAGCATGGATATGTTTATATTGTGATCGATTGATTCTATGTATATACCAATTGTTTTATATGATTCCCATTGAGGTAGTCTATTACGATATGGTATCCAGTATTTCCAAATACTATCGTTAGATTCTGATTCGTTAAATTCCGCTATGTGATCAAACGGAGACCAATGACCATTAGATAACAAACGATCATAAAGTTCTTGGTCTTGTTCTAACGTAAACTCACCTCTACTTAGATAACTAATCCTAGCGCAAGCAGCTACGTTACGTACGATAGTATCGTGTACTTTATTACCAAACCTACCAAAAGGATAATGAAAGTTACTTCGTTCTAACGTAAATGACCTTAAGGCATCTTTAATATGTAACGCCAATTCTTGGAACTTAGGATCTGCATCAGGTTTTAGACGTTGGTTAAGTAAATGAAGCCAATCAAAGAACGGAGCAGTAGCTATTATAGTATTCCACAAGTAAGGAGCTAATACTCTATTTACATCTTGTTTAGCTACACCTAACGCATCTAATTTCTCAGCTGTTTTAATAGCTTCGTCACGTCCTTTTAGCCAAATATTTTCTGCTTCCAATTGCTCACTGAGTAATGCGTTAGATTCCATTCCTTTTTGATTCTTAGTAAACTTAGGTATAAAAGGATATTGACGTACCATATCTATTAATTTTTTTGTAGGTATAGCACGTAAGCTAGCGCTATTACGTGCAAACCTACGATACGTCATAAACTCTGAATGAATACATAACGGATACGTTAGCTTCATTGAAATTAGAATATTATAAGCGTTACCTGCTTCTTGCGAAGCAGGTAACGTAGCTTTAAGTAATTCAACGTTGTAATTCATTTGTAAATAAGTTATCTCTAATTACTTTAATATTATTTCCATGTAAGTAAACTTTCTTAGTAGCTCTTGTAAGAGCAGTATAAAACCAACGATAAGGAGATTTAGGTACTTCATTCGTATTAATCCATACAAATTCAAATTGACTACCTTGTGCTTTATGTACAGTAATAGCGTAAGTATACGTTAATATAACTACTTCCTTTATTAAAAATAATCCATACTTACTGTTAGCTACTGCACGAATACTAATTAAATACTTAGTGAATTCATCGTCTGGATTATCTTTAATCCATCTATTAAGTACTTGATGAGGCAACGAAGATAACTCTAAATCAGGAAATATTAGACATAAATGTACAGTACCTTTAATTGCTAAGAACCTAAATACCGCAGTAGTTTTTTTGTTTTCTTCTAGACCACTGAGAGTAAATACTTTAATCTCAGCTAAGGCTTTAGACAACACTTCCATATTTTCTACTTCTACATATGAAGTTCTTACTATCTCACCGTTCGCTATAAAGTCTCCGTAGGAAGAACTGTTTGCTATGGATATGAGCTTTTCTCCATCTTCTACATATGAGGTATATCCTAATCTTTCTCTAACGTAGTTATTTAACATTACCCTACTTTGATTATTGAATAGTAAATACATAGCATCAGCGTTTAGCTGCAATGCTTGTATGTAGGCTTCAGTAAAAGTATCAATTCTTTCTATATAGCTTATTGTATTATCTAAAAATTCAGACTTTACAGTCATTGAATTATTTAATCTAACATCTGTACATACGTTAAGTAGCTCACTTACCGATTGCCTACGTACTTGAGTTAGTTTGTAATGAGCAGCCCAAAAGTCTTGACGTGTAAATAAATTAGGATTCTCGCCTACTGGTTCTAGCTGGAAGCTATCACCGAACATAATAATCAAGCAATTACTTGTAGCCAAACTTAAAAGGTCGTTAAGTACTTGAGTATCTACCATCGAACATTCGTCAATTAAGATAACCTCGTTCTTAATTATCTCTTGTTTAGGTATCCATTTATTATCTACCGTAGGACCCCCATAGATTTTGGAATGAAGGGTACTTAGTTCATAAGTACCCTCAATTCCTCTTAATTTCTCTTGTAAAACGACTCCAGCCTTGTTGGTAGGTGTTAGTACCACTGGACTAAAATCCATCAAATAATTAATATAATTGATGATGTTCTCAATTATTGTAGTTTTACCTGTACCAGCGAAACCTTCTACAAGTAAATACTTATTTGGTAAATCATCAATTTCTTCATATTCTTCGCTAAACTTTTTAATATGTTTAGCTATGTCTATTAATGTATTTTGTTGATCATCTGTATAGATAATATCTTCTCTTCTACATTCTAATATGTAGTAAGGATCTTTTGCGTATTCAGCTTTATTAGCTGACTCTACGTTTTCTTCTTCAACGTAATCAAATACGTCTTCTTCGTGATATTCTGAGTAATCAATCATGTTGTTCTTTCTTGTTATTAGTGTGAAAATACGATAACATCGCAGCATTTGTAAGTAAATGATCTATGTGTGGTAAGCCAGACTCTTGATCAATTTCCTCACCTGATAGATAGGCTATTAAATGTCTCCAAAGAGCATCTAATATTCTATGTTTATCTTCTATGTGCTTCCAGTTATCTGGTTGATATTTAGTAGCTCCGTAATGAAATACTTTAGCTAAAGCTGTAACTACTTCGTGTGGAATTAGTGTGTACTTTAGCTTGCTTTCATCATCTTTTACTCCTATTAGTTTTTTATTATTTTGTTTTATTAATTTTTCTTCAACAATTTCTGATATAACGAAAACTTTGTTTTCTTCGTTATCAGATTCATAATAAACAGCTAAGTTATAAGGTTTTAAATACTTAGTAAGATATCTTGCAATAATATCTTCATTTTTACCTACTAAGTAATAAATATCAGAATTATAATCAACAAAAGTAAAATGAAAATTTGAACCTAAATCTACGGTGTAACTATAATAAGTGCTAGATATTCCATATGTAGCTTCTTCTACCTTACTAATTTTAGCTTTTTTTACTACATATTTTGTACAAAAATCATCAATAAAATATACAAAACATACTTCTTCATCTTCTGCGAATAATCTAAGACGTTCTATTTTATCACCTTTCATCGAATATTTTTTTTTAAAATATTCGTGTCTTTTTTTAAGCTCATTAACTTGAACTTCTGTAAATTTATTTGAAGTACCCATAGCTTTTAAATTATGAAAGATTGCTTATATTAAATTTTGAATTTTTCTTCCACGACTCAATTGCGTCTTGAGTTTCATTAACTATCTGCTCTGAAATACATGCGTTTATCATATCAATAAGAGACTTACCATTACCATGTAATTCAGTATCTCGTAAATACTGTATGTCTAAGTTTTGTACACAACTTAAAGTAGTTTCAAAGTATATAGGCATGTTTCTGTCTACTACGTCATGTATTAAATCATTAAGATAAGTTTCTTCATCTTCTTGATTAGGTTTATAGTTTTCTTTAACTTCTTTTATTACTTCGTTAATTAAATAACTTAAGTAATTAACTCTTTTATTTTTAATTATTTTACATTTTTTTGCAGCTGCTATTAAATCTTTATTATTAGATTTTGTATAAAAGAACAGTTCTAATAATCCATAAAACCAGTATGGAGCTATATCTACATAGCTCTCTACTAATTCAGGCGTCCATTCCACTAACGGAGAAGTAGCAAATGCTGTCCAATCGTAGTCTTCTACGTAATTTGGATGATCATCAGAAGCCGTTGGCTTCTTGAAGTCTTTTAAAGTTCTTTGCATTATATACATAGTTTTAAATAGGTTTTAATCGGTTCATATGTCTAAGGGTTGCTGGTAAGATTACTGTATAGTAGTACTCACCAAACTTGTTACACTTAAAAGTATGTTCTAAAGCCTTTTCGCTTGTCACAAAACAATCTACAATAAGTCTTTCGTAATTTGACGTATTGTTTAATTCTTTGCACAAACGTTCAGCTTCTTTATATGCTTCCTCAATACAACTGAATGGTAGTTTATGGTATTGTGTATTCCATTCATTATCTTTTCCAGTTGTATTACTTGTAATTAGTATAATGTAATTTTCCATTTAACCTTCAGGTTGAAATGTGTAACTGTAAAATAGCGTATAACGCTCTAACTCAGTGGCTGGTATAGAGAAACAAAGATTATATAGGTAGTCATCTTCGTCTCCACCGAATTGCAAGTTCATTTTAGCGAAAAATTTAAACCCTTCTACGAAAACAGTTTTACGTAGAAGGGTTAATAAGATGTAAGCAACTGCTTGTATATCTAATTCCCTATCATCTGTATACTCTACTTGAGATATTACTTGAAGTCTGCAAATATTATCAGCTTTGGCATCAAAATAACCTAATAATACAGATGCTTTATGCGTAATATTTTCTTTTTCGTACGTAACTAATATAAATCTGTAAGGAAAAAGTAAACAAACATCGCCATTTAAATAAGGTTTGAACTGTGCAAAGAACTCATCATAAAGCTTAAATATATTCTCCATAATTATAAACCTTTACATCATTATCAGAACCTATAAGAGGTAGAGTACTAAACTCAGGTTTATCTTCTGGATTATTTAATATTTCGTTAATAAATATACGAATATTTCCTTTTGACTGTAACTGAGTTAATGTGTTGTTTATTTTTGCAATTTCATATTGAATACTATCATTATGTATTTGTACAACATTAGCATGAATTGGTTCTGATGATTGAATTGGAATAAGATAATAACTCATACTATACGTTTTTTCATCTTCATTCAATAAGTTAGATTCTTTTAATGCTTTCGTATAAAACGCAGCTTGTTGCACATAATGATATTTCTCAATTGATTCTAAGAATCCAAATCCAGCGTTTTTAGTAGTCTTAAAATCTAACACAGTAATTGTTCTTGACCTATCGTTAATAATTAACTTATCAATTTTAGCTTTAAGCGGTACTAACGTAACAGGACAATCCCAAAACACAGCTCGTTCTACATGTACTACATCTCCTCTACAACCACAAGCATTTATTACATTTTGTTGTATCCAAGGATGTCTTAAATACCCTTCGTTATACATAGATATAGCTAATGAAGATAGCTCTTGGCTTATTACTATTTTACCTTGCGCTTGAGATAAAGATTGTATATAAGCTAATAAATCCATAGCCAGCTTATCAGCTTCTTCTTTAATCTTAGTTTCAGACTTTCCTTTAACAGAATAGCTGTTAGTATAGGCTTCAATTACGTCCATACCGCCTGCTACTAAACTTGCGAACTTTTCTTGATTAAACGATATCGGCTTTTGTCCACTAATTATGTAATACCTGTCATTAAACTTTTGAGGTTCTAGTATTAAACAATGTACTAACGAACCTAAAGTTAATGACTCGGTATCTAAATTAGTTTTCTTATAATACTTCTTGTAAATGAAGTTAGTTAAACCACCTTCTCTGAAGATAGTTAAATCTGATGACGAAATGTTAGGATGTGCGAAATACTGCTCATCGTACAAATCATCAACATCAAATGAGATTTCTATGTTTTGTTCCATGTTATGATATATGTGTTAAAGTTACTGATAAAAAGCGTTTGTCTAATCTGTTAATTGAATTATAATTATATGTTGTTTGAACTAAGAATTTTACTGAATCGTCTGGTAGTATATTTGATTCCACCAAACAATCTTCAAATACTTTAATCCAAGGCGTTATTGTATTAAACAAATCCCAACGAGATTTATTTTCCTGTGTATTGTACGTATAAGTTTCGTTATTTAATCTTACGGAAGCTGCGTTAGGAATTTGATTCATAGTGTATTCAATATGAAACCTTCCTGAATTAAACTTAGGAAATTCTTTGGCAGCTTGTCTTAGTGTAGGCATTAGCAAATCGTGAAGTTCTTTTACTATTTTAGCTCTAACACTATAATGTAAATTACCTGAATACAATTGCTGCATATTAAACTTACAATACTTAGGTTTATTTACTTTGTTAGCATTAGCTAGTTTGTATTCTAGTTTTGTACTACCGTCTTCTAATACTTCTACAATTGGTTTGTACTTAGCTTTTTGTTTTTTACTTAATACAAACCACATAGGAAAGTTATTAATAATAAAAAATATACTTGTTTTTTTATCGTCTATTTTTCTACATACATAGCTAATTTGAAATAAACTTTTATCGTAATTGTAATCTAGGGTAACCTGCGTATTCTTTGAAGTATTGCGTAAATTCTTTTGTCGTGTTCTTTCCATAATATTTAATTAAATCTGAAATGTCTTTTACTTGATATTCTTCAGGTATTTCTATGGCTGGTATAGAATATTGCTGAGATAATTTTAATGCGTTTGATCTTCCAGCTTCGTCATTATCGTACAATATTAGAAATTTATTAATACCAAGCTTCATAATATTTTCTAAATGATATTTAGGAATACCAGAAGTTTCACTATTAACTGATATAGATAGTATACCTAATTCATGTAATACCATAGTATCTTTCAAAGACTTTGTAATAACTAGAAATGAATTAGAATCGAATACGTATCCATTCTGTTGCAAATATAATAATTGTATGTATCCAGGTAAAACATCTACATTACAATTACTTAACCATTTTCTAGATCTATGACTTAAAGGTTTATAGATTTTATACCTTAAAGTATTGTCTACTTCGTTTACGAATACATAATTATAAACAGGTTCGTATTTAGTACTTCTAAATAGGAACTTGTCATTCATCCAAACTTGATCTACTGCATTGACGTGATAAAACGTAAGAGTTTCTGGTGTGATGCAATATTGACTCCAATAATCAAAGTCGTACATTTCCCAGAATCTATATACGAATTTAAATTCCTTAACGGAATTAACTTTCTGTGAGTACTCAGTGGGTAATGAAGAAGGAGAAAAAATACGTTTAGGAACGTTACGTGCGTACCCTTTTTCGGAAATATCTATGTAGTCATCAGGTAAACCTATACCCATCTCCCTATTAACCCATCTAAGCGAATCTGGGTATTTAAGCCCATGCAGTAACGCAATGAGCTTAAATACATTACCAGACTCACCTGTACTGTGGTCTTTCCACATAAGTTTATTACTACCACGTACAGAATTAAATATATAAAATGATGGGTGTATGTCTATACGTAAAGGAGATGAATAAGCCTTTCCTACAACAACATCAACACCCATTACGAAACTAAATATCTCTAGCTCAGTAACAGCGTCAAATAACTTTTGTTCTGTTAGAGATTCATCGGTCATAACTAATTGTCATCTTTAACACCAATATAGTCTGTAGTAAGTTCCAATACTTCATCTAAGGTTACTTCTACTCCCCATTTGTTGGTGTAAACGTACTCCTCAGTAGGAGAGGCAAGTAAAATAATAGATTCGTTAATGTACTTAGTACAGCCTATAATACTTATTGGTAACCCTTCTGGTAAAACTAAGTCATCATCATCATAAGGAGAAAAATCATAATACAAGTAATAAGATTCTATTTCTGAATTCTCGAATAAATTCGTTACAATACTAGTTAACTCTTCGTTAGTTAAATGTCTCATTTTGGATATAATTAATAAGGATGTTCAGCATCGTAATTATCATAGTCAAAATCTAAATAGTCTTCTTCTCCAAAGTCATCATCAAAGTCATCTACGTTATATATAGCCTTGAATGACATACCGCTATATTTACAATCACCAGACGATACTGTAATCAAGTAGTCTGAAGGTTCAAAATCACTAGTCATTTCTTCAACTACGTAAACACATTCAGAATCATCAAAGTACTTTTTAATATCACGTAAGCTACGAAATTGCTTACCTGATTTAGGAAAGTTATTAAACGAACTTCCAGGTGTAATGTCTTTTAATATGTACATAACTAAAATAGTTTAAGGTTAAAAGAAAATAAATAAAAGGGCAGGAAATTAATCCTGCCCTGTCCTCAGCGGTAGCGACTCGCTGCACTACGGCGTAGTGTATCTTAGTAAATAATAACATTAAAAAATAACTCCCCTTGAAGTTAATCAAGGGGAGGCTAAGCCTTAAAATCATCACGACTTTATGCTTTCATTCTAAAATTATGGACAAAAACTATTATGGTAAAACGAGTAGCAAATTTACTTACTTTCACCAGTATTTCCAAGAGGTTTTGGCATTATTGGCATAGATGGTATTGCAGCAGGCTTAGGAATACCAGGCATTGTAGGTAATATACCTTTACCAGCTTGTGGTAATACTACCGTAGATGTAGTAATTGGCGCAACTAACTTACTCTCATCAAAATGTAAAGTCTCTTGAGAGTTATTCTTCGCACAGAAAGGCTTGTTAACGTTAACCTCAGGTCTTACATAACGCTTTTCATTATCAGAATAAGCGTTCATTACTAACAGCTGAATTAAACGTCTGTCTTCAGGTAACGAATCAATAAATCCATTAATTAACTTAACGTACTCTTCCCAATTCGTACACTTACGTACCTCTTCAGTTACCTTGTTAGCGTCAAAGCCTATAAGTAATAGTAAGTTACCTATTACAGATAACACTTGCGAACTGTTAGGTTCAGGTTGCTGTGTCTTACGGTTCTTAGCAAACAACCATAACGTACCATACGCTTTCTCCTTAATACCATCTGCATTGTAACGGTAAAATACTAGCTTGATGCTAGCACCGTTATTCAACGTACCATCCTTAGCTGGGTACAAACGAATATTATCTACGATAATATTGTTGTACAAACCTGGAACCATAGAAACAGATTGTTCCTCAATTTTGTTGGCGTCAAAGCCTGCGAAAAAGTTTTGATTAGACATAAAATTTTGTATATAAAGGTTAAAGATTAAAAGATTAGAGTATAAAAAAGGGCAGTGTAATGCTGCCCTAAGTTGTGAATGACTAATTTAAGATTAATTTATTTACGAATAGATAACGCACTTAAAGTTTTAGTTAAATTAATTCTTTCTTTGTCTTGAGGTTGACTTGCATCAACTAACTTAAATAACAAAGCGTAAATAGGACTTTTAGCGTTAGCGTCTACTTGACTAGTTACAACAGCTACGGCATAGCATTCAAATACAGCCTTGTTGTACGTTGCTTTCTTAACAAATATAGGTTCGTTATTTGGCGTTAATTGAAGTTTCCCATTGCTATCCCGAAGTGCTACTTCAGTAGAGCTTGTAGGAATTTCACGACCATACTTACCAATAAGTTGGTCAATAACTTCAGCAGTACCATTTGATACACCAATACTTGAAATGTTAAAACACTTCATAGTAGTTAATGCAAATGGTTGCTTAGACATTAATAACACTAAGTCTGTATCTTCTAGTTCGTAGTTCTGAGAAACATCTCGTACTACTGTTGGAGATACATAATTAACAGGGTTATTAATAATAGGATTACAAACAAGAACCGTACCTTGTGTACCATTAGCTATAGTAAAATACGCTACTGGGTCATTTTTTACGTTCTCATCAGTTTGAATAACGTTTCTTAAAAAGGCCTTATTAAACTTCATGTTTTTTAGGCCTAGTACAAAATGACCATTAGGTAAAATAGTCTTTTTTGTACTTTTTCTTAGTTTTGGAGTGATGATAGGTTTAAACATAATATTTAAATAAAATGGTTAATAAAGTGCTAAATTAAAAAAATTTTAGTTTCATAACAAACTACTTATCGTAGTTTTTTCTTGCTTCGATAGGAATTTGTTCATTATTGTTATATCTAGAATCAATTCCTTTTTTAGAGTAACCTGTGTTACTTTTACTTTTCATAGCTTCAGTAAATCTTTTCAATTCACTTTCAGTACAATCAACGGTATAATAAAGCAGTTGAGCTATTTTCATACCTGTGAATAATCTAACATTTCGTCTGGTAGTTAATTCAAGAGTCCAATATCCTTTGAAGCCTATATCTCCGCTACCAGCTAAATCAACAGAACCTAAAAACTGTCTACCTAAACTACTTTTCCCTTCCATTTTAGGATAGAATAAGTATGTTTCGGTATATTGCTGCGTAACGCCTAATATTGTCATATCAGGCGTCATTAAAAGTCCACCATCTTGATGTTTGTACATATCAGGAATAGACTTATCATCATCTAAATCTATTTCCATATTAAGTTTGTAATTATCGTTACATACTTGTAATTTAAGTTTATTACCTAACGTTACATCATAACTATTTTCACTTAACAATTCAATATCAAAAGGTTCTATGACAATAGAACCTTTTTTTAACTCTTCTAAAATTCTGTTTCTACTTAATACTGACATATTAATTAAACTTTAAGGTTTGTAAGATAAAAAACCCTTGCATTAACACGCAAGGGTAATTGAAGAATATGCTCATTTATGATTGTAAGCGTAGTAAATGAGCAAAACTACTCAGGGTGGGAAGTTGTTTGTTTTTCTAATTCCTGATTGACCCAATCATCAAATACATCTGGTTCGTATTTCATAGATTCCATGTACATTATTTCTTCGATAATTTGTAAAGTTATATCGAAATTTGCTTCATTTTCTTTTTCAAAAGAAAAACGAACAACAGCTACAGGAACTCTATGTTTATTACTTTTCTTCGGCATTGATTGATTGGATTTCTTCGTTTGTATATAAACCACCAAGTATGTTAGGTGCAAATCTACGACATAAATTTGTAAGACAGCGAGCAAACATCATTTGTTTTGGATATTTTTGCCAAGTAGGATTACCAGTAATACCAGCTCTTATGGCATCAGAATATCTAAAAGTATCTGTGTATTTGTTGATTACACCAGGTCTTAATTTACTTGGCATATACAAATTAATAGTAGTAATATAATCTATTACTTCACCGTTGCTATCAAACTGAGGTTCGTAGTCGTACACCATCTCAATTTCGTAACCAGCTTTTTGTATTAAGGAGTTAATACCATTCGCATTTAGCGTTATTTTGCCTTGTACCATGATTAGATAGTCAAAGGCAGCCATAATACCAATGTTTAATTCTTTGGCTTTCTGAGCGATTACAAACGCTTTTTCTTTGGTATCACACCAAGCTGGTAATGCTTTACTATCAATAAGAGCTTGAAGAATCTCAGACTCTGATTGGTAGTATTCTACAGATCTTTCTTTTCTATTAGACGAAATAGTTACGTCTTTTGGTTCGGTGCTTATAATCTCTAAATTATTTTCCATATAACTCAAATGGGTTTTGTAGTGTTGATTTATCAAACTCTTTTATTACAAAAGTAGAGCTTTCTGTTACAAAATATAATTTACCTATTGGACCATTACGATTTTTTACGAGCTTACCGATTATTAAGTTATCAGTCGGTATTTGATACGTAACGTTATTGTAGTGCATAGGATATGTTTCACGCTCATTTAGCTTAGGAGCGTAAAGCAAAATAACACTATGAGCGAATTGTTCTAATGCAGATGCTCCGAACAAATCAGCCATTATAGGCTCTCGGTATCCTTCAGTCTTAAGTGATGAATTTTCCCTTTCACTTTCTCTACTCAATTGAGAAAGCAAAATATAGGATGCTCCATGTAACTTATTCGAATGATTAATATACCTGCATAGATTGAATAGCCTTTCTTCTTCTGTTCTTTCATCGGATGGAAGTAATAAACGTGTATGGTCTATAACGAATAGTTTTTTTATTTCTTCTCTATGGTCACACTGAGTACTAATATACGAATCTAAATCTTGTAAAGTCATTGCATTATCATTTACGTAAATTTTATTTGGTATTTTATTTTGAATAGTACTAACGTTTTCATAAAGACTCATCGTATCTAAACTTCTTATCTTGGATATATTCATATTAGTTTGATTGGCTAATACTCTAATACCCAATTGATTAGTAGTCATCTCCCAATTCAAGAAATGAATCTCTAAAGGAAAGTGATTTACTTCTTGAATGTCTAAGATTAACTGCATTACAATCGTTGACTTGCCCATACCAGGTCTTGCTCCTATCACCATTGTAGTACCAAATTCAATACCTCCACCTAAAGCATCATTAAGTGAGTTAAATTTCGTTACAAAGCAATAAGGATTACCTGAACGGTAGTAAGTTAACGAATTGTACGTATCAGTTAATATTTCGTGTAAAGATTTACAAGGCATTGTCAAAACCAGAAACTGAACGTTTTACTTCAGGTATTACATCATTATAATGTTTACCTTTAAGCCATTCGTATAATGATTTTATGTAAACTTCTTGACCTGGAGTGTTTAGCATGTATCTTATGTACTTTTTACATTTTTCTTCAAGTTCTAAAGGCAATATAGTTCCGCTATTAATGATATTATTTAATAATGCTATACACTTCTCATAGTCTGTAATTAGTAATCTACCTTGACTTGTAGTCTGAGGATATATTCTTACTAACATGTGATACATAGCATATGCTGATATATCTATATCTTGAAATATAAAATAGTTATCAGCATATTCTTTAACTTTTTCATAATTATTTAATCCTAACATTACTTCTTTAGTATCAAACTCTTTTTTTAAGTTTAATATTAGGTCTAAAGCATTATGAATGTCAGTTTGTAATCCGCTTGCTAATATAGTCAAGCAATAATGCAGATGACTTACGTTGATTTTTGTAATTGATCCATTGTTATCCATGATGAATATTCTTTGTTTTCTTTTGTGCGATTTAGTACGTATTTGTGTTCTATGCTAGAACTTACATACACGTTATACATGATAGCATTTTTGTTATCAGCGAAACGTGCAATTCTTCCTTTTCTTTGTGTATCTACAAGTTGACTTGTAGTACCAAATAATACAATAGCTACACTACAATCAGGTATATCGACACCCTCATTTAACGCTTCAGCTGAGAAAATAATAGCAGATTTAGGTTCTTTAGCAAACTTATCTAATTCTTGTAATCTTTCTTTTTTAGTCATTTGACTATGATACCTAAAAGTCTTAAATGTTTTTAAGTTTGTAACGTTAACGTAATATGTTTCTAACTGACCAATAGAACCAGTAAATACTATTATTTTTTCATCTTGATGTTTAGATAATATAGAAAGTAAACACGAGTATCTACTTTCAGCCCATTGTAGTATTCTTAGTCTTTCTTTAATTAGTTTAAAATATCTAAGACTTAACTTTTGCATAAACTCATTAGTTGTGTCTTTAGAATATTTCGTAGCTAATTTTAACGCATCAAATGCAGTACCGTTAGGTACTAAAGCATCAACAAGATTTTCTATATCCAAGTTAATTTCTTGGTAAGCGTTTAATTCAGTTTCGTTTAACGTAATTGCTACGTTAATTACTGTAACTGGATTTACTATTTTATGTCGTACAACATCATTAAATGTCTTTTTGTAAACAATAGGAATGTTGTGTGACAAAGAATGAATTTCTTTTTCTTTGGATAACGTAGCTGTTAATCCGAGGTAATAATAATAGCTATTATTATTAATAAGAGCAGTATAATTAGTTCCATACATGTTATGTACTTCATCTACTATTATACACAAGTAATGGTTACCTGAAAACTTGTAAGCTGATTGTAGACAATGTATTTTAATGTACTTAGCCCAAGCTTCGTAACCAAACTTCTTAATAGTATTTGGAAATTCGTTTATTTTAAGGTTAATACGACTTGTTACAATTAATACTTGCGAACTCTCAGTGAGCATATTGAGAGAATAAAAATGCTCTATGACCGAACCAGCAGCCATTAGAGCTAATTTACTTTTACCTGTACCAGTAGGTAATATTATGTTCCCTACACATCCTGAATTTATCCAGGACTGAAGTGCTTCCATTTGCAGTTCATCTCTTGTCATTACTTGTCATTAAATTACCCAAATAATATTAATGGTTTCTTTTTCCCAGTTTCCACCGAATTGTTCGGAAAAACTTGTACTAAAGTCTTTTTTGATATTGTAGATGCCTGATACGCTATCTTCGTATTGAAAAGTTTCCTGATCAAATGTATGTAACGTATAGACGTTACCTTGTAAATACTCAGAATATTCTTCAATACGATGTTTTACGTATTTATTAGCTTCTTCCCTATTTCCTTTAAAATGTTCATCTAGCTCTTGTTGCGTAAACACCCAATAGCCTAATACACCTGAGTCAAACTGACATTCAAAAGGAGAAGTTGACACCATTACGTCCCCATGATTATACATATATACAGGTAATAAAAGACAAAATTCATCATCTTCTATTCTTTTCTTAAAATCAGATAGTTTTGTTGGATTATCTATCTCATCGCTAAGAAACTTACCTATAATATCATAATCTCTTAAAGGATGTTCACAGTTATTACAGTCTATTGTTACTATACCTACTAAGTTATCTTCGTTGTTAAGATAAACTACGTTATTTTCTACACTTCGTACAAACGTTTCTTTGAAACGTTTAAACTTAAGAAATACAGGAGAAGCAAGTAGTTCCTGCATTAGAGGAACGTACTGATTGAATTTTAATTTACCTGTCATTTTCATTATCAAAAGTTAATTTATCTTGTATTGCGTTAAAAATGTATTTAGATATTATTTTAATAAATGTATCTTGAATACTGTAACAATGCACTACATGATACGTACCATAGAAATACGAATCTAAATCGTACAAGTCTTCATAGTTCGTAGCTAAGTCTATTAATAAAGGCTTAATATTAGACAGCTTATTAATATAATCATTAACTTTAGTAAAAGCTGATCCTACGCTAATGAACCTAAGTTCGTTAGCTAATTTATCTCCTTCTTCGCTTTTAAAAATATGTCTAACACTTACTCTGTAATTGTAAATGCTGACAACAAAGTACATAAATAGATTACTTAATTCATCTGGAGTATAATGTTGAATTAATTCATTATACACCATTTTATAACAAGTATCCAGTAACTCTTTAATAGTAGTAGGATCTTGTTGTTCATTTTTAGGTTTTGGACTGTAAATACTATTCAAGATTTCGTCCATAATGTTTTTACTAGTTTCTTGCATGATTGTATAAATTAGATGTTTGAAAAAATTTGATTATTTAACCCATATTTTGTCTATGTCGTATGATACTTCCATAACGACATGTTTTATTTGTAAAGAGCCAGCATATACCATAACCCCTTTAATCCAAGTAGCAAAAGATCTAGCTTCTTCTAATGAATATCCATTTAATTCAATAGTTAATTCATCATGTACTTGGTTAATTATTTTAACGTTATTTAACATATTATTACGTAGTATTTCGTTAAATAACGTAGCAGTAGCTAATTTGATTATATCAGCTGAAGTACCTTGAATAGGAGTATTTTTAGATTCTCTACCTATCGCAGCTAACTTAGCTTGATATTCTTTGTCCGTTTTAGCTTTTTCTACGATTTCTTCGTGATTAGGAAAAAATCGTTTTCTACTTATTGGAGGAAAAGTAGTTATGTAGCCGTTAGTTTGACCGAATTCAGCTAAGGAATTAAAAAACGTTTTAAGTTTAGGAAAGTTCTTGTAGTAAACGTTATCCAAGAAGTCTTTAGCTTTTTCTACTGAACCAAATATATCAGCAAACTTAGACGGACCAGCCCCATAAGCTAATCCAAAGTTCACTGTCTTCATATTATTTCTTAGATGTTTGTTTTCTTTCTTAGTTACTGTAACGCCATAGGCTTTAGTAGCTAAGAAAGCGTGAACATCCTCACCGTCATTAAAAGCTCTAATCATAGTAGGCTCTTCAGCTCCATCAGCTATGATTCGTAATTCAGCACCATCGTAATCTAATGTTATCAACCATTTATCATCTCCATGTACTCTAATACCTGAACGAAATTCTTGCAAACGTGGTAAGTTTTGAAGGTTAGGGTTGTTTGAAGATACCCTTCCTGTGTCTGTACCCATTTGGTTAAATTCACAATGGAGACGTTTAGTAACTGGGTTAATTATGTCTATTAGATTTTGTCCATACGTTCTCAAGAGCTTCTCAGTTTTCTTCAAAAGGTACAACCATTCAAATATACTACTCGCAGTCTCTGTACCTTTTTTTAAGTCTCCATCACTCACTGAGTGTTTAAATTCTTCGCTACAATGTGCAAGTAAAACATCGGCATTAACGCCTTGTTTTACTTGACCTTGTATTTTGTAACTACATTCAATACCATAGTCATTTTTCATTATTTCTAACACTTGCTGGTTAGAATTCCAGTTAATGCTATGATATATGGCTTCCTTACTTATTAAAGGTTTACCGTTTCTAGAAATAGCGTAATCTGGTTCTCCAAATAAATTTACGATAGGATTTTTTATTTTATATTTGGAGAGTGCAGGGTCACTGAGAGCTATCTTAGTTAAATTATCTAAACATATATCAGCTAACGCTTGGTATTTAGATATAATATTTTCTTGCCAATACGTAATATCCAAAGGAACTCCAGTATATTCCATAAAAGCATATGCTGGCATAACAGAATTTTCTAAATCAACTACTTGAGTTAATTCTTTGTCTCTTACTTCCTTACGTAATATTTCGTACAAATCTTCAAGAACGTCTACATCTTTTGCAGCGTACTGTATATGAGATAACTTAGGTAAATAAGTTGATTTATCATACTTTAGGAATTCAGTACGTTCTTCTTTAGCCATATAAAATCCTAAGTATTTGTTAACTACATCCTTAAGACTATTTGGTTCATCTAACCCATTTGTTATAGCTTTATGAGCTAAAAACAAATCATAATGATTAGTTAAATGAATACCAAAGTTCTTTAACATAAACTTGTAATCAAACTTACCATTAAACCATACAATTGTTTTTTCTTCTTTAGTTAGATATGAATTTAACAAGACTTTAATAGCTTCTTGTTTATCTCCTAAATTAGAAAAATCAATTACTATGGTATCGTAACCTGATCTAATAGTTACTAAAAGTAATCTATTAAGGTGTGGATCTAATCCAGTAGTTTCAGTATCTAAATAATATATATTACTAGATTGTAACACATTTACTAATCTACTAATCGTAGTTTCTGTTTGAGAAATTACGTTTAGTATTTTCCAACCGTTATTTTCATCAAATAACGTTTTTGTGTTTGTAATCAAATAATTCATTGTTTTAAGTAAAACGTTATAAAAGCTATAATCAGCAAAGACAAGATGAAAGCAGCTATATAAATTAAATTAGTTAGCTTTTTTTCATCTTTTTTTGCTTGTTGAGCGATTAAATCGTTCCTATCGTTTAATAAAATTTGATAGTTACGTTTTAATCTGTTGTATTGGTCTAATAACGCTAATTCATCAGCTACTTTTACCTTAAATGCTTTTTCCTGTTGTCGTACATATAGATTAAACTTATTAGTAGTTTTATCATACAATAACTTAGCTTCAGTTAAGCTATCTTTGTAAGTAAAAATAGAATCTAGTAATTGATACCATATTGTATTATCAATAAACGTATCTCTTAAAGGTACGTTAATTAACGTACTGTACGTAGGCAGCGTAATAATCGTATCCTTACAAGGTATATCCAGTACAACTGGATTAACTACCTTTAGGCAATTGTCGTACGTTACTAAGCTTTTATAGTAACGTTTTTCTAATACTCCGCAAGAACTCAGTGAGATGAGTAAGAGGAGGAAAATTAAATGCTTCATGTTGTTAAAATAAAAAAATGAGCCTTTTAAAGTCATGCTCAGGACTACAACCCTATAACAATTTAGCGTATTTACTATTCCTCTCTATGTACTCTTCAAGAGACATTAGAGTAGGAATAGGGAACTTCGTTTCATACAAACTCCAGTCGATCTCTACGTTTTGTACGTCAGGAATGTTGTCGTACAGATGTTTTATTTGGCTGGAATGAATTAAATGGCATCCAATAGCAATATAGTTGTTCTCAATCTTACCTACGCCATACGTTGTTACGATAGGCTGGTTTTGAGAAAAACTTTTGATGTATTCCCTTAACTTGTCAAACGTTACGATAATGCCTTTAGATGTTACCGCACGTTTGTTCTCATAGTCAATATGAAACCTTATACCTTCACTTAAATCCGTATAAGACTCGTTATGGTCTAATAGCGGATTGTGAGTGTTTGTGTAGTGGGTATTAATTAAAGTTTCTATATCGTACTCTCCTTCCAATAAATAACCAAATTTATCTAAATACACCTGATAGGCTTTTTGTATTTCTTCGGTTATTTTGTACTTATTGTTTGACTTTTCTAAATTCTTACCGTTGGAAAGAATTAGGACTGGATCATTATACCTGCTATTATAATCATTCTTTGCTTGAAGTCTTACAACTTCGTTGAAGATTTTGATTCTAGCATGTACAATATACTTTTCATACTCTGCTTTAAGTGATTCTTGTTCTTTTTCAAACGCAGCTTTAATAAACTGTTTGCGTTTTTCTGAACTTGTTTCACTTAGAGCATAAATTTCTAAATTGCTTGAATTACGAGGTAAATTTATGACGTCTTCAAAATATTCAACGTCATTTATTAGCCTGCTTACACTTATGGGTTTAATGTCTTGATCTTTTAGTATTTCTAACATACAAAGCCAATACATTGCTTTGTACATTAAACCTGCATTAACATTACCAATGTTGAATTCTTTAATTATATCAACATTAGTTATGTTGAATTGGTTGGATACCTTTTTTAACATTTTCTTAAAATGTTTTAAAGATATCGGTTTCACCAAGTAGTTTATAATATAATGAGTTATTGACCATAGATCTGGTAAATAACTTATATTATACTCCAGGTCAAACAGCATACCGCTGTTTTTTAAGTCTACCAGAGGATTGTAATTGTCTGTCGCTAACAATTTCTTGTTAAGCGTAGGTTGATGTTTAAACCCTAAGACAGCATTACTGCCCTCTATTTCAATAACTTTATAATTCTGATAACCTTCTCTTTGGTAAGGAGCTAAATACATCGTACTAGCAGCTTTATTACTCAAAGAAAAGAAGCACACTTTTTTGATGACTTCTTCTATGAAGTCGTCTTTTATGTCTTCTCTCATAGGGATAGCAATTCCATGATTGGCTAGGTTGTAATCAATGGAACGATATCCTTTTAAGTTTAGGATATTTTCTCTTCCTTGATATTTACACTCAGATATTCTACTAAGTGTGTTAAAACAGCTAGTTTTAATTTGCCCTATTAAGGCTTCATAAATAAAACTATCTGAAATTTTGTTATGTTCTTTCAGACTACCTAACTCAGCTTTAAGTACAGCATGTTGACTGTACATAGCTTTAGTTATACCGTTAAATGATACATCGTAGCTATGATGATTATACATAGCAGAATCATCCGCAAGAACTAGTATGTTAGGATTGCTTTCAACATTTACCTTGAAGGCAATACTAAATATACGATTACCATACCTTACTATAGACGATTTTGTTTCGTCTATGTTGTAAGTTTTACTTACAATATTACTTACATGATTTACGAATTCTTTTTCATCAGAATTCATTTGGTCATAATTACATTGTCTCAGCTCCCCTTTGCTAGCTTTAGGGAGTAAATGGCAATGGTTATGCCATATCTCCATATAAGTATAACTCTTCTTTTCCCCATTCTTATTTCTGTCTGGGGTTTTAAATAAAGCTACACGGTCAGTATCACGTAAAGCAAGCAACATGGGTTTCATGTTGTAACATGCTTTTGGTAATTGGTTTTGAAAATCTTTGATTGCTTGATCTTCAAATTCTTGTTCACTTTTGTCCTTGTAATAGAAACTATATTCTCGAGAGAACGCAGCTCCTACTTCTACCTCGAATATTAAAAACTCGAGATCATCTCGAGTTATTTGATGGTTTTCTAATAATTCAATAATTTGTCTTGGATTGAAACCAATACTTAATTGGTTTCTTTCCAAGTTCCAAGATTTAGATATTTCTAAATCTTTATAATCTAATTCAATTTTGGGAATGTTATTAAACAATAGAGGGCATTCCTCTATTTTACTTTTGAATAACCCTCTTACATTTAATCCGTGACTATGGTGAGCATAAAATCTCACCTCTATACCTACGTATCCCCTTGAATGTAAGGGGTTTTTTGTATAAAATTTATTACCAGTATGCTCGTAATAGATCGACTGGTATTGGCGTCTCCATTCGTACGCCTCTTTTTTACTCTTAAACTTTAACATGTTATTAATTAAAATATTAGTTTTTGCGGTAGTACGAGGCTTTTAACCCCGATAATCTTCTTATTATTTTTCTGAACGTGTACAGAATACACGTCATTCCGACCTCTAGCAGCAGCAACAGCTGCTACTAATCCGTTAACGATATACACAACGCCATCTTGCGGCTCTGGAAGGCCGCTAATATTACCGTACTCAACATCAAGTACGGGAACACCAGCAACGTTATCTTTAATCAGATAACGTTGCTCTACCCATGCTAATCCCTCAGATGGGATTTCTTGTCTTATTTGCAGATTTTCATCCAGCATTTTGATGTTGTGCTGGAGTAGATTTATCATTTTCATCGTTTTCATCATTTTCATGTTTTACTGTAACTATCACACCGTCTAAAACGGTTTGAGCTTTTAAGATTAGTTCCTTTTTTACTAAGGATACTATGTGTCGCAGATCACAATACTTGGTTTCGTAAGTATTGTTTTCTTTTTTTACATTCCACAGATACAGACCCATTATATGTAAAGTTTCTTTTTTAACAAAATTACTGCACATTTTTGTGGGTCATACGATCCATATAGTTCGTATAGATCGAAGTAGGACACAACATCACCAAGCGCTGGTAATTCTGCTTTGGGGCAGCCAGCAGCGCCCATTATGTTGCACACCTCGTTGTGGTATTCAAACAACGTGTAGCTTACGTTTGAAGCTACAATTTGTTGTTTTTTGAAATTAATTTTTTTAATGACTGTCATTGTAAATATTGTAAATTAAGATTAATTGTTCTTTTATGTTATAGGAGTAATCGTAAATACACCTAAGTACACTCCTGGGTACGTTAGGGTATTTTTTCACAAGTAAGTTGAAAAACTTACTATTTTTGTTTTCTTTCATCTTAACACTTTAAAAACAAATAAGCCAAAGAACGTAAAGTCCTTTGGCTTATTTTATACATCATATATATAGGCTACACACGAGCAAAGCCCTTGCAGCCAATTACATTGCCGTTACTATCACGGATTGCTCCGTGCGTGACTAAAATGTCATTTCTGACGCCTTTCAAGCTTTGTGCCGTTATTAAGGACACAATGTAAAATGTGTCCTTTTCTGGTTCAGGAAGTCCGTAGACTTCCTCTAATTCTATCTCATAAATACATACCGTTTTATTGAGTACGCCTATGACGTACTCTTCGGTTTTAACCCTAGCGACAGTGCCGCTAGGTGGTAACGTTAATATAATTTTGTCATCCTCCACCACGTTTATAACGTGGGGAGTTAAATTGATTATTTTGTGAATATTTTCCATTTTATTTAATTGATTATGATTTTACTTAAAATGTTGTAATAATTAGGGTTAACGACATTGTAATGTCTTCTCCTAAAGTAGTCCTCACACGATTCGGTGGGACGTTTAGGATTTAAGTTAACCCATTTAACCATGAACTCAAATTGCTTTTCGTAAGAAGCAAAATGAGCGCTACCATACACGTTAGCACAAATATCTTCATGTTCAGTATAACACCAACCGAATGAATTATTGTACGTAACATGTAAACTACTACTTAACCATGCACTTTCGTACATAGCTATTTTCACGAACATATCCTGACAAGGTATATCATAACGTTGTAGGATATGTTTTAATTCTATAAAATTTTTAATCTCTCTTATCTCACACTGAGTACTAACAGGAATAACATCGTTCCTGACGTTCCTTTCGCATGGGCGACAAGAACACAGGATGAGTATAGCTATTAGTAAGTTCCTTACGTTCCTAACGTAGGCTTCGTAGGAACTTAATCTGTTATTTATCTTTACACACATAGAAATAAGATATTAACACTCAGTGGTTGCACAGAGAGGATTAAAAATCCCCCAACGCCGTGCACTACGTTGAGGGGTTAAGATAACACATAGAACTCTTTCGTTGTTCCGACACGTCATACATTTATCATCTCTGCATGATAGAGATTTATCAAACATAATCAACCAGATGTTTTTTCTGGTCTCATTCTTTTATAGTATCCTAATCCCCCACACGCTATGACTTTATTGTTAATGTCACGTAATTGGTTGACTGGAAATACTATATCTTTTCTCCTAAATACACTAGCGTATTTTTCGCTAACTATGTATAACACACCCTCACGTTGTTTAGGCGTATTGTCTTTAATTTGAAAGACATATAAGCCGTCAACGTAGGTTTTTTCAAATTCTACTCTTAATCTCAATCGAGGTTCAATTATCTCACCGTTAATGACTACGTCATGTCCAGTAAGGTTTATCAGTTTTTTCATAGCTGTAAAAAAAATATAACTACGCTAACCCTGTCACTGTTAGCGTAGTTTTTTACTGTTGCTTCAGATAAGCCCAAGCCGCCACGAGGGCTTTGACTTGGGACTCCAACTCATTTTGGCTTGAGATGGAAAAACCATCCCCAGCCATAGAGTTAAAAAAGAAATTGCTGAAATTCTCGAATTCAGCAATTTCTTTTTTTTCAATAATCCCAAATTCCTTCAAGAATTTGGTTAAATCTATACTAAAGGTTTGCATATGTTAAATTAAATAAACGTCAAGCACGTTAATCAATTCTGCGGTAGTACCGAGAGCTGATTAACGTACTTGATTTTATTTTAGTCTATAATAATTCGCTCGTACACCAAGCGAATTAGTTTGGTTCGCTTTTTTATTGTGAGGTGGACCTCTTCTTGGTTTACTTCTGTCAATAAAATAAGCGAATTTCCGTATCTTTTGTACGGTTCGAAGGCTATCCTTTCGCCTTCGCAAGCCTGTTTGAACGGAATAATTTCCAATTTCAGGACTTTTCCCAGATGGAGTTTGTGCAGGTCCATTTGGGTTTGGTGGATTAGCTCCACCAAATCATCTGAAGTAAGTTTTATTGTCTTTTCCATTTTTTTTTAAAATTAAAATAATGGGTGTTTTGATGAACCCTGTACCAGTAAACACCCCTAAACCTGATACAGGGTTGTGCTTTATAATCTTGACGCTTGCACGTTACGTCAAGATGGTGAGATATTTACAAGGTTAGCCCCTTGCGGGGCATTCACCAACCTTGAATAGTTTTCTTGATTTAGAGAGTGAAAACTATTAAAATACTCCCTGCAACATAGACGGTTACTAATCGTCTATATTGCGAAGGTGACCAAAAAAGTCACTTATGCTTAGTGCTATAAACCTTATTTTTCTTTGCCTCAAATTTTTTAATTCCATTTGCGGCTTTTCTATTCCGCATTCTTTTAAGTATTCAAGGGCTTTCTCGTATGTTAGGTGCGTGTCATCGCACCCAAAGTTTGACTTGAAGATATATTTCATTTTTTTTTAATTAAAAATAATTACTGGAAATCAGTCCAGCGCTGGGAGACGAATTTTTTATGCTCTCTCATCTACCACTGAGAGCTACCAACATCGCACCACCACACTTACGTGTGGTGGGCTGTTGGATGGAGTCATTGCTCCGTTGCGACTCTGATTTATACAGTGGTCGCTCACTGCACCTAACCCTCACCCGAATCCCTCAGGCTTAGTTAGGACTCCGCTGCTACGCTACTGACGAATAGCCCAGCGAGTCTCAGCTAAATCAAGGAGATACCTTGAATAGCTGGCTTCGAGACGAAGCCTTTCAGCTTCTTCTCTAAGCTCGACTCTGGCTCTGTCATTAGGCGTGTGCTCGAACAAAGAGTCGAGCCTTTCCGCCTTTGCCTCGTAGCGCCACATTTCGGACTTGAGATTTGTAATCTCAGTCTGAAACTCAGCGCTGTCGAGACTTGACAGCTTGTCAGCTACTGCCGACAGCTCACGCAAGCGGAGTTCGTGCTCCGACTCGCATGCAACTATCAGCAACATGGCAGCGATGATTAATAAATATCTAGCCATTAATGGTAGATTTTATTGCCAGTTTTAAGTGAACTTGGCATAAACTCTCTTTTACGTAAGAGTAACGACACACATCCCGTGTGTTTGGTGGCCAATTAAAATACATGTTATGATATGTATTTTAATTGCTACGAAAACGAACATCATAACGAATGTGGTGAACACATGTTATGATGTTAACAATAAAAACCCCCCTTGCCGAAGCTCGGGGGGTTGACAATGCACGGGCTACTTGCTTGATGTAGCAGCCCGTGCTGCCTCTACATCAAGGGAGGCACGAATCGTGCCCCCAATTTCCTTAAATACGCAGGGTAGGGTCTCCCCTGCGATCAACATCTCCTGTGGCATTGTGGGCGCTGGGAGCGCCAAAATGCCGTCCGCAGACAGCATCTTGAACCCCCTGCTACCACGAATTACCACTTCTGCGTTCACGGGAACGCCTTGAGTATACCTCTCGCTTACAGCGAGAAGTTTATTCAAGGTTTCCACGTTGAACACAACTTTTGGTTGTGGTTCTTGGTTCATACCTTAATTTTAATTACCGCTAAAGCTCGGGGGGGAGGTTGTTAAGGGGTCAACCTCCGTCTGCGTACATTACATTTTCTGCGTACATTACATTTTTTACGAAATCCTACGAAATCCTACGTTAGGAACGTAAGCTAACGTAATCCTACGTAGAAATAAATTTTTGTACTACCCCTACGGGGACGTAAATAATAGTATTTAAGTACGGGGGTGTAAATACAAAGACGGTACTGTACGGGGAGACGTATACATAAATTCATTTACTTATGTATATTTGTAATATGATATTTGAATTTAATCACACACAAGAAGCGGAGTTAACGTATCAACTTAGATTGCTACCTATAACTCACAAGTTATTGGCGTTACCTAAAGAATTAAAGGATAACGAAGTTAATATAACTAAACCAATTACTTGGAATCAAAAAGAAATTGGATATAAGTTACTTCAGTACTTTGCGTTAACTGAAGATCCAGATTCTCCGTATTATAAATACCCGTACGAAAGTAGATGTAACGAAGTAAAGAAGATACTATTTCAAAATAATCAGAAATTAGAAGAGTACTTGACGAATCCTACGTACAAATCTTTTTGTGAAATAGTTAAACCTTTACTTGTAACACCTGAACAACGAATGGTAGATTCCTACTTTAGGAAAATAGAGGAAATTCAGATGGTATTAGATAATAATGTATGTACTATGGAAAACATAGATGCAGTAGTTACCGTAATGACTAAGTTAGATAAAGTAATAGAATTAGGTAAGAAACTTAAAGCTGAAGTAGAAAATAAGAAAACAGGTAAATCTAGAGGTAATGCGGAATTATCGTTAATAGAATCTGGTATATTAGGAATGTTAGAAAAGCAAAATAATGAGTAACTAGTACTCAGTGGTAGATTAGAGGGGGGAAAAAAGAAAAAAAAGCTACGAAAGGAACGAACCGAACGCTGTTGCTTTTTTTAATCCTCTCTCATACACCACTGAGTAATAATAACACGTCTATGATTAATTCATTTACAGAATTTAAGGATAAAGGATTGCCTAAGATTCCTAAGGAATCTATTGAATATCTTCCTTTTTGGAAGGAAGTAATAGATTACTGTAGGAACGGTATTACGATAGATGGCTTCCACTACCCAGGAGACTTATTTTTCTACACAAACTTCTGGATGATGGAAGTAGATAACGCTAAAATGACTGGTAAGACAAAAGGATTACCTACTTTACGTGATTTAGATTGGTATATTTTTGAATGTGTAGCTAAAGCAGCTAGAGAACGTAAAGGAATGTGCTTAGTTACTGGACGTGGTGCAGGTAAAACGTACTCTATGACAGCTAAAATAGCTCATATCTTTACGTTTTTTGCGAATCAGCAGAATTTAATATCAGCTGGAGAAGAAAATGACTTAGTGAATTTTGTAACTAAGTTACGTATAGGCTTATCTGACTTACCGCCTGAGTTAAAACAACAGTATATAAAGGAAGATTGGAACAAACAGGTAGTATCTGGATATAAAGTAAAGGACGAACGTGGCGTAGAATCCATCAGAGGTAATCAATCTATCATCTGGATACGAAATTACGCTAATAACGTAATGGCAGCTAACGGTACACGTCCTAGAATTCACATATTTGAGGAAGCTGGTAAGCACAAAAATCTAATTGAATGTTACAATGCGTCTACGGAATGTTGGATGTCAGGCGATACCCAGATAGGTATACCGATTATCATAGGTACGGGTGGTGATATGGAGAAAGGTACAGCTGATTTTTGTACGATGTTTTACAATCCAGACAATTATAACTTGATTTCGTTTGATAGTAGGTTTGTAGATGAGAATGACGTAGAAGAACGTGGTAGATTTAGTGTGTTCATTCCCGCACAATATTGTATAAACCAGAAGAAAAGTCCTAAAACGTTAAAGGAGTTCCTAACGAACAAGAGGTCAAATAACGTAAATTCATTATGTATAACGAAGTATAAGTTCAAAGACGCTAAGGATGAAAATTACGTTCCTAACGTAGCACAAAATTTGGAATCGTTAGCTAACGAAAATGACGTAAATGAGTTAAGTACTACAAATGATAATAGTACGAATGATAGGAGTACGAATGATGGTAGTACTAGTAGTACGAATGATAGTAGTAGGAATGATGATAGTAGGATGAGTCTTGGGGCCTTAACCCCAAAGAGTTTAATAGTCACTGAAGCGTTAAATAAACTATTAACGAATACTATCATTCAAGTAACAAACTACAAGGATGCTTTAGACTACTTAGTAAAAACAAGACAAAAGAAAGCTAAGCAACCTGATAGGAAAGTATTGTACTCGGAACTTCAGTATCGTCCTATCGTACCTAAAGACGCATTCTTAATTACGAGAGGAAATATGTTCAACTTAGCTTTGATTAACGAACAGTTATCTAAGCTAAAGACGTTGAAGGAGTATTACTCAGTGGAACAGCGTGGAGATATAAAAGAGGAAAACGGTCAATACGTCTGGGTGCCTAGTCGTACAGGTAAGTTCAAAGTGTACGAACATCCTGTAAAGAATGTAGAGCTAACTACGTATTCAGCTGGATGTGATCCGTATAACTATGATCAGTCTACGTCTGATTCGAAAGGTGCTTTGTTTATTTTTAAAAACTCTACTGGAATTGATGACGATAAGTTTTCAAATGCAATCGTAGCAGAATATATAGATAGACCACCTACTCAAGATGAATTTTATTACAACGTCTATAAGTTATTAAACTACTATAATACCAGAGTATTACATGAAGATTCAGGTAATAATATGTACGAAAGATTTCAATTTCATGGTTGGCTACATAAACTAATAGTACAACCCGTACAATTGATTAAATCAATAGTACCTGATTCAAAAGCTATTAGATCTAAACGTTATGGTCTTCCGATGACTACACCAATTAAGGAAAAGTTACTACTTACATTACAAGCATACGTAGAAGATCATTGTGATAAAATTTATTCTGTGGAGTTATTATCGGAATTAGCGAAATATGATCCAGATCCTGCAAAGAACTTTGATGCTGTAATGGCAGCTGGTATTACGCTACTATACAAATGGCATTTAGAGCAAATAAAGAAATACCAACAAATAGCTCCATCTCAAAGAGAATTTTCTAGGTTTGAATTTGTAAACGGAGTACTGCAAAGAGTACCTTACGTTACAGAAATTTTAGAAAAAAATGATGCAGAAACAAGGCAAGAATTAGTTAATAGATTAAATTTGGAATTTATTAAAAATACGACTAAGTATGGCTACTAAATATGGTACATCTGGTAATCCGTTTAACACTGACAGTAGTTATACGATTACATCATTTCCTATTCAGACGTTAACAACAAAGCAAAAGATAGATAAATATGGAAGTGTAGAAGATTGGGAAAAGGCTTGCGTAAATGCTATTATAGGTTTTGCAAATAGTGCAACTGTTTGGTCAAATAACTTAAATCTAAATGAAAAGTTATTTGCTAGATATATGTACTCATTGTACAATGGAGATTTTGATCAAGATGAATATAAGTACGTAACGCAACCTTTAGGAGAGAAATTTCAATTTCCAGCTAAACTACGTAATTATAATATAATTAAACCAGTAGTTGATGTACTAGTAGGTGAAGAACAATTACGTCCTTTTTCGTATTATGCGTATGGTGTTAATCCTGAAGTTGCTGATGAGAAATTGAATATTGAAATTCAAGGTCAAGTAGCAGCATATATGAAAAATACTGTTGAACAACTTAAACAACAGTTTGGAATTGAAATACAAAATAATTACGAAGGTGTTATAGAAGAATATAATGCCTACATGAAAGGAAATGGTAAACTTTCTATAGAAAAATTAGCTACTGACTTATTAGACGATTTGTACTACAAGACTGAATTTAGATATAAAGCAGCAGAAGGATTCTTAGATTATTTAATTACGTCTAGAGAAATATATAAAATAGACGTATATGATAAAAATATTGTACTAAGAGTAATTAATCCAGCGAATTTCTGGTGTTCTAAACCTCAACATAGTATATATATCCATGATGCTTTAATGGCATGTGAAGATAGATGGATGACAATGTCTGATATACTGGAAGCATATGGAGATGATTTAGATGATGAAGCTGTTGAAGAATTAGCGAATTTTGCTACTTCTCCAAATAATGCGTATCCAGCTGGAGGATCAATAGCAAGTACAAATTTTATGGGAATTTGGAACGGAATGTTCCGTATTGAAAATAACGAATTAAGCGTATTAGTACATTGTACAGAATGGGTATCACAAAGATTAGTTGTTGAAGTAGAACGTGAAGATGGAAGTTGTGAATATTATTACGATGGTAAAGAAGTTAAAGAAGATGTACCTTCTTTTGAACATATATCTAAATATGAAGAAAAACCTGGAGATAAAAAGAAGAAAAGATGGTTAAATGAAGTATGGGAGGGAGTTCGTATTGGACCTAGTATATATCCATACATACGTCCTAAAAAAGTACAAAATAGAAAGTATATGAATCCTAATGACGTAGAGTTAGGATTTAGAGGAATATGGCGAGGTAATAAGAATAACTTTCTTTCTAGTTTCGTAAATAACGGAAAAGTATACCAAATACTGTACAATATACTTATGTACAGACTTGAGATGACAATAGCTCAAGCTAAAGGTAAATTTGTAGTACTTGACTTAGCTCAAATACCTACATCTAAGGGAATGACTCCTGCGGATATTCTTTACCATGCTCACACAGATGGAGCTTTGTTTGTAGATACTACACAAATAAGCGAATCTGGTATGCCAAGTACGTACAACCAATGGACTACAGTAGACTTAACTTTAAGTCAATCTGCTGAAGTTTACATAGCTTTAATGCAGTATGTATTATCAGAATGGGAAAGATTATGTGGAGTTAATAAGGAACGGCAAGGTGCTGCTAATGATCCAGGTCAAACTGCTACTGCTACAGTATCTAATAGAGAACAATCTAATTATATTACTCAGTACTTATTTGCTCATCATCAACAAGCTAAAAAATCTGTAATAACTGGATTATTAAATACAGCTAAAGAAGTTTATGATGAGTACGGTTATAAAAGTCAATATGCGATAGGAGATGGTAATGTTAAAATGATACGTATACTTCCTGGTGATATGACATTTTATGACTTTGGAGTACATGTAGATGATGATAGTAGATTAGCTCAAATACAAAGAAAACTTGACGAATACATAGCTATGTCGGTTCAATCAGGTCAAGTAACGTTAGCTGATATATTACAAGTTTTACAAGAAACTAGCATTACAGGAATGAAAGAAAAGATGAATGCTATTTTCAAGAGAAAAGAAGAAATGTTACAAAAACAACAAGAAATGGAAGCTAAAATACAGCAAGAACAACTTAATTGGGAAAAAGAAATGAAAGAAAAAGAAATACAATTTAATACTTGGAAAACAAATGAGGATAACAAAACGAAAATAATAGTTGCGGAAATTAACGAACGCCAACAATATTATACTGAGACAATTAAACAAATAAAAGAAAAGCAATCTGAAGAAGATAGTATTAATAAACAAGTAAACAAAAAATTAGAAAAGAATACGAAAAAATTAAAAGAAAAAATTGAAGAAGATAACGAAAATGAAGAATTAGAAGATTAATTTAGCAGAATTAAATTACCATAATTAACTCGTAAAATGGAAGAACAAATGATGCAGGCGTTACAACAAATGTCGCCTGAAGAATTACAAATGTTAATACAAGCAGCTAGCCAAGTATTACAAATGCACCAACAAGGTGGAATGCAACAAGGTGCTCCTATCGAACAAGCTCCACCTCAAATGCGTACAGGTGGTTATATTCGTTCTGAGTTATCAAGAACGTTTAATGCTAGATTAAAAGCTAAGCGTGGATTACGATTTTAATTAACAACAATTAACAAACACAAACATGGCAAGATTAGTACAAAATAATGTTGAAGAGCAAGATGATGATTTCTTTGCCCCTTTAACGCAAAAACAAGGCGCAGATTTATTAGAAGTAGACGATGATGAATTTACGCCTAGTAAACCAATTCCTAAATTAGATAATATTCGTTTAGATGATGAAGATGAGGATGAAAATGAAAAGAAAGAACGAGAAGTAGAAAAATCTAAAAATTTTTTAAGCTCTTCATCAACCACTGAGTACTCATATTCATCTAAAAATAATAATAACGAAGTAGAAGAAGAAGATTATGTAATAGCTAATAAAACTTTTATACCTGCAATCATGGAACGTTATGGTCTTCAAATAGACGATGATAACTATGAAAGCATGATTAGAGATGAAGAAGGTATATTCAAAGTTTTAGATTCTATTATAGAAACAAGTGCTACACCTAGATATGCTTCTTCTTTAGCGCAACGAATGGAACAATTTGTACGTAATGGTGGTAGTGAAGAAGAGTTTATAATGAGTTTGCAAAATGCTACTAATACGCTTCAGAATTATAGTGATGCAGAAGTTTATGGTATGTGGTTAGCGCAAACTCAACCTGGAATTACACCTGAAGAAATTGAAACTATGATAGCTGTTCAAGACGAACAGGGATTACTTGAACGACAAGCAGAAAGAATACGTCAACAGTATGCTGCTGCGGAAGCTGAAAGAATAAATGAAATTGAAAGACAACGTCAGACTCAATTACGTGAGTTTGAAGAAAGAACTAAAAATTTTCAAACAAACTTTTGGAATTCTTTAAATGCAGTAAAAGCTATTAACGGATTAAGCGTATCAAAAGTAGATGCTGAAAATATCTACAGATACGTATTTGAACCAGTTAATGAAGAAGGTGAGAGTATGATAGATATAGATATGTCTGATCCTACAAAAGTAGCTTTTATTAGTATGATTGGCGCTAAATACAATTGGGATATAGAAAAACTTAAAAAAGATTTAACTAAGTCTGCAACGACAAATACTAAAAAAGAAATGTTTAGATCAATATCTAATTTAGGTAAATACGCAGATAAATCATCCAATCGTCCTACTAATCTAAAAAGTATGGAAGTAGATGAAGTTGATATGTTTTTTGCACCTCTTAAACTAAGTAATAAAAACGATATAACACTTTAAATAAACTACAATAACTATGAGTAATGTAATGGAAAGTAAGATTGTAGGTACCGCTCAATGGACCGATAACTTTACTGAAGACAAACACTTATCGGCGCATTTGATGAAAGCGCCTGAAATCAACACTGTTTTGGCGTACATGTACCAAAACAAATTCCCACTTACTGGGTTAACAATTGGTAAAAACAAAGTATCTGGAGCTGCTTCATTAGGTAAAGGTACGTTAATCAATAACGACCGCGTACAATGGTTCATTCAAGGTCCATTAGGTCGTTTGGTACGTAGTACTTCTTTACCCGTACGTGCTACAAATGGTAATAGCGTACTTAACGCTAGCTCTAACGGATTTGGTGGTCAGATATTTGAAATTGCTTTTGAAGACAATTACTTTAAGCCAAATCAGATTGTTCAGTCGCCTATGCAGAGACAATTCCGCATCTATGGCGAACCTGAACGCAGTGGTAATAAATACATTTACAAAGCTCAAATGCTGAAGAAGAATGAAGGTCTTCACCCAGTATTTGATATGCAGCCTGGTGCGGAGTTTTCGCTACTCTACAACTCTAATCCAGAATTATCTGACAAAGGTTACAGCTACGTACAATACCCAACTGCGTTTGAGAACTACTTTACTATCATGCGTATGGCACGTGGTATGTCTCGTAGTGCTGACATGCAAGTAACCGTACTTGAATTCAAAGGTCAAAGTGGTAGTAAACGTTTTTGGGAATATGAAGCTATGCGCCAGTTTGATATCCAATGGCGTGAAATGCTTGAATTAGCTTATTTGTACGGTCAGTCTTCAATGGACGCTACTGGCTCTACTCACTTATATGACGTAGACGGACGTCCAGTACGTATGGGTTCTGGTCTTATCGAACAGTTAAAATATTCTACGATTATCAATTATGTACCTGGTTCAAATATGGTTAGCGTAGAGTGGTTACAAGACATGGTTTACGCTATGTTAGCTAACTCAGAAACTAACGATGGTCGTGAAATGACTTTAATTTGCGGTGTAGAATTATACAAAGAAATTGTAAATGCTATACGTGGGTATGTCATTGCAAATAAATTGAACTTTAACCAGTTCTCTAAAGATAAAGGAGATAACAAGTATTCTTATGACTACGCTGAGTACATGGAATTTCATGGTTTATTTGGCTGTAAACTAAAACTCCAAGTAAACTGGATGTGGAGTAATGTACTTAAGTTTGGTCATTCACGTCACCCACGTACAGGTAAAACATTAGAATCTTATCGTGGTATTATCTTAGATACTTCTCCATTAAGTAATGGTTTATCTAACCTTCAAGTGTATACTCGTGGTGATAACGAAAAGAATGCAGCACATATAGTACGTTATATTCCAGGTATGGACCAACCACGTGGTAAGAGTGCATTACCATACGCTGCACATTCAGTTGACGGTTGGGAAATACACCACTTGACTGAATCTATGTTAGTGTTGCGTCAACCATACACATCTGGTATGATTTTACCATCTATTTACTATTAACAAAACAAAGAACTAATTAATTAAACACGCATATGGCTAAATCAACGTTTACAGCACCAGCTTACACCCAAACTGTTTCGTCTGAAGACGTACAACATGCACCGTTTAATGAAGCTACAATTACATTAAGAGATAGTATCGCTGAACAAGGATTACGACCCGCAAGCGAACGAATCACTTCTATAATAAATAACCCTTTTAATAAATTGTTGAAAGTACGTCCAGTATCTAATAAGTTCATAGGATACTGTACTATTACGGCTTCGTTAGCGCCTGGTAATAATGGTATGTACTTAGCTATGGAACGAGATCCATTGTATCCTATAGTTAAAAACTACATAAAAGAAAGATATAATGAATCTGAACCTTATGTATTTTTTACTAAGTACAAATCTAAAGATTTAGATAAAACACCATACTATTGGAATATAGAGAATAACGGAGTTGATTTGTACGTAACTGAAAGTGATCCAGAAAGTGTAATTAAATATTTGTTGCTTAAATATAGTCCTTTAGTTGCTTTTATTGAAGATGAAGTTGATGCTGACATGCTTTCTCAAAATGTACGATTTAAAGTCGTAGATGAAAAAGCTGTAGTAACTAAACAACTTTATCGAGAAGAAACTAAGATTGAATTGAAGTACAGAATTAAAAACTTTACAGACTCAGAAATTAAACGACTGGGTATTGTAATGGAAATGAATGTATTAGAATTAGAACCAGATCAATTACGTCAATTTTTCTATACGCAAGTTGATACCAACATGCTCCAAATAGAAAAGTTACTAAATGATCCAAATTTAGATAATAAAATATTGTTAGCTGAATTGTTCTTTTATAACGTATTTATACGAATAGATGGAGAAATTAAACATTCTAATTCGGAACGTAGATTCGTAAACGAAGAGGAATTAATTAAGTTTATTCGTAATCCGAATAATGCTACTTATGTAGATAATTGGAAAAAAGAGTTAGAAGCCAATAAACTATCTAATTTTTAATTGAAAATGACGGCACTTGAAATGCACAATTTATTACGATTAAAACTTGATAACGTATCTAGTTTTCAAGTGCCGTCTTTTCAAACAAAAGAATTAGACGATATACTTACAGATTCTCAATTAACTGTAGTTAAAACTTATTATAATGGTAATCCAAATACTAATAAAAAAGGATTTGAACAAAATCAGAAAAGAACTGATGACCTACGTACATTAGTTGTAACTGATGTAATACCATTTGATAAGTTTATTAAAGATGAATCTAACGTAGCTTTAGGTAAATACGTGTTAAAATCAGATAATTCAAGATTATCTGAACGATATATGTTTTACTTAAAAAGTTATTTTGTTGTAGAAGATAAAAATTGTATAGGAAAGTTTTATAGTATTTGGCCTAGACAAACGCAACATGATGACTTTGCTACTTTAATGAGTGATCCTTTTTGGAAGCCTACTCCTAAAGAACCAAAGTTGTTATTTTCTGAAGAATTTGTAGAAATGTATTTTGGTAAAGATCCTTTAAGTGTTTTTAATTCTTTAACTTACTATTTTACTTATTTAAGATATCCTAATCGTATTAGTTTAATAGAAAGTAAAGACTGTGAATTACCAGATCATCTACATCAAGAAATTGTTAATACAGCTACGTTGAAATTATTAGAATACATACAAAACCCAAGAACTCAATCTTTTGCTCAATTAGATTACGCTTTGAATGAGTAGTATCTCTCAGTGAAGTGTAAGAGTACAGAAAAACTTTTAGTAACTAAACAATAAATAACGTCTAAACAATAAATAACTTATAACATTATGTCTTACAAACCAGAACGGTATTTAGATCTTCTTGTAGTAAACGTTGAAGATCAACTTAGCAAACCAGGTGTAGCTGCACTTGCTGCACTATCTCCAGATAAATTAAATAACACTATCATTGAAGATGGTGCTGGTACTATTGCTGCTCCTGCCCCATTAGATCTTAGTGCGTCTCCAGGGACTTTACCTGGTGTTTTCCAGCAGGGTACGCACTTGTTAGGTGGTAGAATTCCACAGTCCGTAATCATAGGTCGTGGTGCCTATGTAAATAACAATACAAACGGAAGTGGATTACATGGAGTTGGGTTTAAGAAAGCTTTACGACCAATTCCTATTCAAAGAATAAAGCGTATTTATTCCGTACACCATACGCCTTTATTTTGGCCTAATTCAGGTACTATTTCAACTACTGGTGCTAACACAGCTCCTAACGTTTCTAATCCTTTACGTGTAATACCTATCCCCCCACCTTTATTTACTACACCTACACGTAGAGGTTGGATTGACCCAAGATTAGAATTAGCTTTAGCTCATCAATTTTACGGTACTACTGGTATTAGCTACGGTACTAACGTAAACCCACGTTACCCAGCAGTTTGTATTGTAGGTACAGCACCGAATGCCATTAACCCATTAAATGGAGTTAATGGTGTAATTCCGCTTAATAACGCACCTGGTACAGCACAAACTCGTGGTATTCCTTTAAATCCAATAGGTGCTACTATACCAGCGAACACAGAGTACACCATCTTTATTAATATTCCGTCTTGGAGTTCACATGATGGTCAATTTACTCACCATCATCATAATGGTGTACCGTTTACAGTAAAAACTCCAGCAGTTATTCCAGCTGGTTACTCCACTTACGACATTTTAGTACAGTTAGCTGCAATGATTAAGAATAACAAGGATGTAATGCAATTCATTATGGATCCTGTGGTTATTCCAGATCGTGCAACTGCAACAACTGATAATCCTATTCCTATTAACAATCAATTACAAATTGTTGGACGTAGCCCGTTATATAACGTAAGTGTTTACTTAGATAAAGGATTTATTGCTGGTGGTCATCAACCTACGGTAGTTAATATTCCTGCTGCGATAGGCCCAGAGGGTGAAGCTATTGAAGTAGCTAAACTTGAGCAAGAATATCAAAATATAGGTCGTGATTTGTACAAGAATGGCCCATGGCAAGTAGGTGATCCTGTATGGCGTCATTATACTAAGTTTGCTAATCCTTCTCCATCTGAAGTATTTTTAGGTACTCGTAATTCATTTGTAGATTGTGTTTACCCAACGGCATATCGTTTACACTATATTGAATATGATGTAGATGGATGGATGGGTACAGACCAACGTACTCAAATTAAGAGTCAATTAGCATGTATTGCAGTTGAGACTCAAGAACAACTTAATGGAACTGACCCTACTTTATTAAATCCTACACCTACTGGTAATGTGTATGGTGGTCCTTACGGTAACCCAAGTATTGTTGACGTTGTAGACGCAGCTTACGATACAAATGCGTTAGCTCCTACTTTAAGTGGTACGTTGTATTCTGGTATGACTTATCCAGCTAACGGTGCTGGTAATGTGTTAGTTAATAATACACCTACCTACGCAGCAATGGTAAATCCTATTAGTCCTGATTGGTACAATACAGGTAGCTATGTTGCAGGTAATAGCCTTCGTCCCGAAATAAGTGTTAACACAAGTGGTTCAATTTACGATCCTGCGAATTTACCAGCAGTTGTTAATGACGAACCTGTATTAACAGCTTTCTACCGTTTAGTAAATCAAGTAAAACCAAGTGCAGCTGCTGATACAATGCCTTGGTAACAAAATATCTTTGTTTTGTTGTGTTTGATTAATTGGTGGGGAGTTTAATACTCCCCATTTTATTTGTATATTATTTTCTTTGTATATTTGAGATATGACTAAATCAGAAATTGCATATAATATTAGAAATATCGCTGTTGGGGGTGGAATGACTTCTGATGATATGATGTTATCTATTAATCAAATAAATTTCTGGATTGACTACTATCGTGCTAGGTTGATTAAAGAATACTTTCAAAAATATAATCAAGTAAATGACTATTACATACAAGACTTAGGTTGCGTACCGATAGTTTGTGCGGATCATGCGGAATGTTGCGAAGTACCGTATTCAGGATATACAATAAAAAAATTAAAAAAACCTTTACCGTTATTTATTGATTTACGCTCAAGTAACGGTATTACTTTTTTAGGACTTACGGATAAAATAACAGCTATTCCTATTGTATCTGCGCTATCGTCTAAATATAGAAAATATCATAAGTACGCTAAGTTTAATAGATACGCATACCAAATAGGTAATCAATTGTATTTTGTATTAGAACCTGGAGATACGTTTGAATATGTAAATATTCAAGGATTATTAGCTTCCCCAGATTCAGCTAAAGATTATACAAATTGTGTATCTAATACTGTATGTTATAGCGATGAACAAGATTATCCTATTCCTCCAGATTTAGTACAAGTTCTTACAGAAATGATACTTAAGACTGAACTACAGATAGCGATAAATACAAGTGGATTATCTGATGAATCTAATGACGCACATGCTACACGACAACAGTCTAGTAATGTAAAAAGCTAAATAGTAATATAAATGTTACCTAATAATATAAAGAGTTAGTATGAGTAGTAAAAAGCCAGCATATAGCATACCTAAAGGTAGTACAGATCATATTATTAAAGGAAATGTTACTACAAAGAAGTTTATTAAAAGCCACAAAAAGTTTCTACATAGTCTTGATTTAACACCTAAACAAGCATCAATAATCTTAACTGATTACTACGCTAATTTAAGAGAAATACTATTATCTGGTGATCATATTAACGTATACAGAGTTGGTAGGATTTACGTATGTAAAGTAATAGTAAAAGATAAAAATGCTTTAATACCAACATACAATACGTATTATAAAATAAGAATATTTAAACAAGGACTGTTGCAACCGTATTTACATTCTTTTGTACCAAGTAATAGATTATTAAAAGCTATATATAAGAATGCTCAAAAAGAAAATAGTACGTTTGACTGCAAGCCTTGTAAACAAACGTTAACAGATATTAGAGAAATTATAGCAGAAAGAAAAGCAAGAAAAGCAGAACGATTAGCTAGAAAGCAACAGAAAGAACAAAATAATGAAGAATCAAAACAATAATACGTAAGTAAAACAAAATCAAAACAAAACAATACGTAAATACATCAAAATCATACGTACTATGTCACAATATATATCGGTTGAAGAGTTAATAGCAAAGTACTTAAGAGACGTACAGCACGTATCTAGCGATAAGTTTGATGAGGCTCATATAATAGAATGGATAGGCGAAGCAGAAGAGCTAATAGGTGGCTTATCTTGGCTAAGAAGAATGATAGTAAAATTACCTGTTATTAATTACCAAGTATTACTACCTTGTGATTTTTATCATATTATAGGTTTATGGTATGCAGTTCAAGATGGTCTATGCGAAACGTTCAATAGTACAATGGATCAACTAATCAACGAGGAACAAGCGTTACGTATGACAAAACCTTTTACTAGTGCTCCGTACAGTAATACTATGGAATCTTGGGATATAGGTAAGATAGAACAGAAAGTATTAGGAGGCTGGGCTAGGATGCACTATAATGGAAGTCACTTTGTTTATTTTAATAATGCTTTTGTACAATCACAATCACAATATTCAAAGTATGTTTACACAATACACAACAACGTTATCAACACAAACGTATCTGAAGGATGTGTGGTGCTCATATATGACGCAATACCCACAGATAAAAGAGGTTACCCACTCATATCAAATACCGTATGGCACAGAGAAGCATGCGTTAAATACGTCATCTACAAAATGAACTTTGCTAAATTCATACGAGGTGAGATTAAACCAGATGTGTTAGCTTTTCTAAGGCAAGATTGGTACAGCGCATTACAGAAAGCTAGAACTGACGATAAGATGATGACGTTTGATCAACGTGAACATTTCAAACGTGTTTGGAATCGTATGGTGCAATTAGGAAACGATTGGGAAAATGGTTACTCTGATACGACATCTAACGACAGATGGACGCTTAATTAGTTTTTAAGTCTTCACACCACTCACTGAGTAACACGTTAATGGAAAATAAAGATATATTAAGTTTTGAGAAAGGTATTGACTATGATACAGACCTTAAGAGGTTTGATCAAGGGTACATGCGAGAAAGTACCAACGCACGTTTCCAATCCAAAGAAGGTTCATCTTTACAATGGCATCAAATTCAGGGAACAACGAAATCGTTTGCTGTACCTGACAAATGTAAAATCATAGGATTAAAGTCATTTGATAATTATTTATTTGTATTTTATACTGGAGAACGTCAAGGTATAGCTTATTATAAAAATGAAGATATACCAGATCAATATATAGTTAAAGAAAATAAAACATTAACTGGTTATACTAACTTAAAAGGACTGTACGAAAATTCGGAACTTAATTTTCAAAAATACATAAATAAAATTGAAGCTGAAGTACAATTTGATTATTCAATTAATTTGTATTTTACAGATGGATCAAATCCTCCTAGAAGAATAAATACAAATACTACGTATGATAACATAACACAGATAAATTTACTAAAGTCATTTAAACTACCTAAAATTTCTATAAATAAAGATTTTATACAAACGAATGGTAAATTGAGATCTGGTACTTATAGAGTAATAGTTAGATATGCTAATGATAATTTTGAACCAACTAATTTTAGCTATCCAAGTCAAAATATAATAATAACGACTAAAACTAATCCAGAAAATTGGTGGGAGTATGATGGTGGTCGTCCAGATAGCCAAACAAATAAATCATTTACAGTAAAATTATCCGAATTAGATCAGAATTATACTTACATACAGCTAGGTGTCATTTATTATAAAACTAATGTAAGTATTGAATATTTTTTAACTGATTTTATTAAAATTACTGGGTTTACTCAAAATGTAACTATTACAGGAGATGAATTATCACCAACAGATAGAGAAACGTTATCTCTTCCATTTATAGCAATAGAATCATGTAAATCTTTAGCTATAATAAATAATAGATTATTTTTATCTAATTTAAAATATAAATATAATTTAATACAAAAAGCTAAAGATGTTATAAAAAAAAGTGTAATAACTTGGAAAACAACTAAATTCTCTTACAAAGAAGGATTTAATTCTTTAAGTAATGAAGAGTTCCCATTATCTGGGTTAAAAGGAATAGCTTTATCTAATAAAGAATATCTACAACCTTATCAAAATGAATATAATATATATAACTATGTTGGTTATAGAAGAGGTAAACGTTACAAGTTTGCTATAGAATTTGTTTTTAAAGATGGGTCTAGGTCTACTTTATATGAATTACCTGGAGATGGGTTAAATAACGATAATAGCTATACAGTTCCTAAAAATTTAGTTGCAGATTTTAACCCCCATAATAGGACTACATCTAAAGCAGCTAATGAATCTATAGAAGATTTTATGTTGTCTAGGGCAGATACTCAAAATTTTTATGTTATTAGCCCTGAACTGCAAATAAATCTATTTGAACTTAGTAACGAAATACAAGGATTTGCTTTTTATAGGAGTGAGATTATTGGTGAAATAACAAATCAAGCTTGTATATTTAAATTTGGGCGAAATGCTGCTTTAGCTGGATTAAATTATAGAGATTTAATAATAGTATGCCCAGACGAATTATTTTTAAAAAATACTAACTTTAGTCCTGATTACAAAATTACTCAAATACATGAAGCTAAAACGTCATATAAAGGAATTAATGCTCCTATTGACAGTTCTTCAGTAGCATTAATGGCTTCTTTTAATACGTTAAATTACGATTTAAATAATACGCTACAAGTACCTAAATTAATTAAAAGAAATAGAAAGGAATCTTATTATAAATATTTATTGTCAGTTAGTTCAGGTGAGGGTAAAATAGGTTATATATTAGAATATACCGATAATTATTTAATACCGTATGATCAAAGTATAATAGAACTTAACTTAAATAGTGATATTAAATCTTTTCCTGAAAATACAGGAAATCCTCAATTTATCTCAATAATAGACATATCACAAAATTTAACATCTAATGTAGATAGCTACTATTTTTGTGAATATGTATCTATAGAAGAATTAAGCGAAACTGAAAATTGGAATTATTTGTTTTTTAGCGGGGATACTTACATTAATAAAACTTTTATTAGATTATTACAATCTAAACAACCAGGAATACTAGAAGGTGGAGGTGGTGGAAAGCTTTTAACAATAGGAGGTGGCACTAACAGAAATTACACTGGCCCAGTTACTATAAACATAGGAATTGTTACAGAAAATTTCTATAATACTTGTTTAAGATTTTCTGAAGAGCTAGAAACATCTGATAAATATTTTCCTTTAGATTTATCTTTTTCAATACCTATAGGAAAAACAGAAGAATATTTATCTAATTCAGCTTTTATGGCTAAAGATGTTTTAAACTTACCTACAGTAAACAAATTTGAAACATCTGAGCAATTATACTCTCCTTCAGAAATACGATATAGCAGACGAAAACAAATAGGAAGTAAATCTGATAGCTACACATTATTTGATCCATTAAGTACTTCATATACAGATTTACAATATGGAGAGATAGTAGAAATACAGAATTTTAAGAATCAATTATTTGTAGCTCAACGTCAAGCATTATCTGTAATACCAATTGATATGCCTAATGCAGCTACAAATGATGCTGGTATTTCTTACAAACTTGGCGAATTTGACGTAATATCGTCTAGACCTCAATATATAGATCAAAAGTTTGGTACACAACATCAATGGTCTATCGTACAAAGCGACCAAGCGATATATGGTGTAGATAGAAAGATGACAGAGATTTGGAGAGTAGGACCGAATGGATTTGAAATACTGTCTCTTACTAAAAAAATAGAGTCTTTTGCAAGACATATAATGAGTTATGAAAACGTATTTAAAGATTATGAAATCATTACTGGATTTGATCCATTATATAATGAAGTATATTTTACATTTAACGGTAACGCAAATCAAGATACGTTAGTATTTAGCGAGAATTTTAATGTATTTATTGGTAAGTATTTTTTACCTGAAAAGGCTTTTCAGCCTACTATGTATTGTAGTTATATGAACGACCATTACGCAGTAAATTCAAATGGAGGTTTGTTTGCAGATAGATCAGCTGATCCAAGTAACTTATACAATACAACTATTTGGAAGTTTAATTCTGGAGATTTAGGTAATTTTTGGGGATTTGCTAGCGTTCCTTCTAAAATAATATTAGTATCCAATAGCTTACCTACCGTAGTTAAAGTATTTAATACATTAAAAATGTATGTTAAATTCTTTGACTTAGATTCTCAACAAACGTTAAATACTTTACCTAAAGATGATTTATTTATTACGTTTAGAACTTCAAGTCAAAAATCAGATAAATTAAGACTTGTTGAGTTTTTAAGTCAATCAGATTATACCAAAGAAGGGTTTAATTTTACGCATTTAGTAAGGAACGTACAAAACGTATGGCATATGTACGTACCTAGAGAAAGTAATAAAGAAGCTATTAATGGATATAACTCCAGATTACGTGATACTTACTTAGAAATAGAAATAGAATCTTACAATACAAATAATATACGAACGTTCTTAAACTTTTTAGAATTAACATTTAATCCTGCGTATAGATAATGGCAAATACACAAAATAATCCCCAATTACCTGAACCTAAGTGTTCTAATTGTGCTTTTTGGCAAGGAGGTGTTTTTACAGCTCAATGTAGTAAACTCACAGCTAATTTAGACGTAGATACAATAGCTGCGTTTAAGTCTTTAATTATAAGGGAACACTCAGTGAGTAATGAGAGAATAAAAATGACTATTCACACGTTTCCTGACTTTTATTGTACTTTCCATCAATATAGTCAGGATACGGTAATGGTCTCCCCTCCTGAAGAGCCTTCTTGTTAGAAAAGAACATATGTCTACGCATAATATGTTTACTCCATCGTTTAGATCCCCATACGAGATTTTCGTAATTTAATAAACAACCTATGCCTTCTATCCAAACAGTTTCATTATTCATCATACAATCTTTTATGTATGTTTCGTAAGTATCTACCAGTAACTTAATTTTGTTAAAAGGCAGATTATGTTGCTTGGATAATTTTAACAAATTTTCTTTTCTACGTTTAGCAGCTAATTGCTTCAAAGAGTAGTAATCGTTTGTACTTTTGTACTTCTCAAAGAATAACTTTTTATACGACATATTATGAAAGATATTAAAAACGGTAAATATATAAAATCTACACCGTATGTTAAAATAGAAGCTGAAAATAATGAACTGTACGTACATACTGATCCTGAACCTCCTAAAATTATATCAGGTGGTAAAGCAAAGTATATGGGGCATGATGGTAAATATCATATATGGGATTTACAAGGAAGATATCATTCACAAAATGGTATTAAAGGAGAATTTAAAGCTGGTGGAATGATAATACCTACACAAAGTAGAGTAGGAAGAATAAAAAAAGATGATTATCTTAGATTAACTTCAGAAGAAAAAGAGTATGTACATAATCAACTACCTGATGGTAAAGACAAGAAAAAAGATACTGGAGGTAAGATTGAACTACCAAGAAAAAAATTCATTAGAGAACATAAATATTTAATAGAATTATTATCTTCAGCAGACGACTCAGTATTTAAACAAGAAGCTATGAAACAACGCAAGGAATTAGACTCATATAAAAAAGCATTAGCTGGTTTAGCTACTGCTAATCCATACATAGCAGGTGGTTTAGCAGCTGCTAACATAGGCTTAGGTGCGTATAGTATAACTAGGCAAAACAAAATTAAAATGCCTAAGCTACAAGACTTTCAGGCAAATAGATCGTTTATGGGAGCTGCGCGTAATAACTTTGCTCAGGCGAGTCAGAACGCTCTCAGTGGTCAAGCACAAAGGATAAATAATCAACTAACGAACGCTGCAAACCAAGCACAACGTAGTACGCCTTTTGCAGCTATTGCAGCTGCGTTAACTAACCAAGCGCAAGGTACGGCACTTTCTGCCCAAAATGATCTTGCACGACAGCAAGCTGACTTAGGTATGCAAAGGTCTAACTTAGAAATGCAATTAGGTCAGCTGGATAACCAATATGCAGCTCAAGAAAACCAGTCTCGTAATCAAAATGCTATGGCTAAATACCAAGATGAGATAATGAGACATAATACTAAAATGCAGACGTTGCAAGGAATGATAGGTACTGGTCAGTCTTTGTTTAAGGATTTGAATACTCACGGTATGAATAACAACCTTTTTAATATATATAAACAACAATTAGGTCAAAATAACCCAAGTTTAAGACCTAGCATATCTAATCCTATTCTTGGTTCTGTTAACTCTAATAATTTAAGTTCATACAGTTCTAATGAAGAACCTGAATCATTTGGTACAGCAAATAGTCAAATAAATTCATTACCACAAAGTACTAATTCATTAAATTCCGCTTCAAGTTTAGGAGAACGTTTGATAGGTAAACCATTAAAATCAAGTCTTTGGTACGCACCTAAAATAAAATTTAATTAATATTGTAATTATATTGTAGCTATGAGTCAGTTTGAGCCAATAAAACCTTTAGGACCGTCTTTAGATGACCATTCTCCATATTACATGAAAATGATTGAGATGGAGGAGGCTAAAAAAGCTAAAGAACAAGCTTTAGCTATGAAAGAAGCAGAACTTCAACAAAAAAGGTTTGATGATCAAAATGCGTTCATGGGACATGAAGATTACAAACTAACTGTTGATAACAAAAGTCCTATGTTACCCCATAGGCGTAGTGAATTTGAAAGTCATCTTAATAATTTACAAAAATTAGTACAAAGTCACTACGGTTACAAAGCTCAAGCTAGTGTCGGTCTTAAAAACTTTGATCCTAATTACATAAGAAGTAAACAAGCTATTCAGGAAAAAAATACAGAACTAACAGGTTTAGCTGCAAAATTTAAACAAGAATTTGATGATTATAATCAATTTAGTACTTTTCTTCATGGCACTAAAAATGAAAATGATGTTAATACAAAATTAGCTAAATTTTTAGTAGAAAATCCACGTATATATAGCAAGTATAGAGAGGAACAAGAAATTGACCCAGCTTCTGGTAATATAGATTTATCTAGCCCACAAGTTGATTATATAGAAGAATTAAAAAAAGAAGTACATAAAAAATACGAAGCTGCAAAAACAATAGAAGAATCTTATGGAACTAATGATAATATTACAAATTTAACTGCAATAAGAGATAATTTATATAGAGAAAATATAAGTAATTTTCCTTTAATTAAATCTTTAATAGTTAAACATAGATTTAATGACATTTTTAAACCAGATGAAAGTAACAGTGTAAGTGAATTAGTTAATTCATCTAAACGCAATTTAGATAATTTAAGTGAAGACTTTTTAAAGTTTATTTCAGATAATAAGTTATTTACTTACAATAATGCTTTAGAATTTATAACAAACCATGAAAAGTCTTTACAAAAAAACAAAAAAGGTAATGTAGTAGAAACTCCTGAAAATAAACATATAAACTTACTTAAATCTTATTTAGAATATTTTGACCCATCTGGATATAGACATTCAAGAATAGAAAAAATAGCTAGTGGTACTGGTAGTGGAGGAAGAGGAGAGGGTGGAGGGAAAGATGTAAAAAATCCAGATAAATATGTATCTTTCTTTTCTCATACACTAAATAAGCCTATTACTATAGGTAACTCTACTGGGTTATCAACAATAAAAGTAGTTCAAGATGGTAAAGAAGCTTTTGCTACTAATTTAGTAAGATTTATAGGTGATAATTATATTGGTAATCAATCCTTAAGATTTGGTATATTTGATACTCGAGATGAAACTGTTACAATACCAACAACTACTATAGGAACTATACGAGAAAGACTTACAAGAGGTAATTTTGTTACAGATAGAGCTAAAGCTTATTATAATCAGCTAAACGACAAGATTAAAAAGAATTTCAATAATAACGATAAAAACATATCCAATATTTTAAGTTTAGAAAATATAGCGGTAAAAGTAGATTACGACCTTTTTTCTAGTTCACCTCCTGGAGTTGTGTTAGCTCTTGATAAAGATCATAATCCTTCTTCTACTAAAGGATATGGGGTAAAAGCACCATTAAAAATAACTTTTAAAACTGCAGAAAATGACTATGATAGTACCCTTATAGATAGTAAAGTTTTAGATTTATTAGGTAAACTAGTAATATCTAGTTTACAAAAACAAAATGAAGCAACTTATAATACAATAACAAAAACTTTAGATAGTAAACATCCAATTACTTCTTATGATAAGGCTACAGTTTATGCTATTCACACAGGTCCTACTATTGAAGTAATTATACCCTATGGATTTGTTGATTTAACTACATCTACAAATCCTAATATTGCACGATCTATGCAAGATGTAATAGCCAAAACAAAAGAAGTAATGAACGCCCAAGAAAAACAATAATAAATCACAAACAAACCAACAAAATAAATAAAGTTATTTTATACAAACGCTATGCCTGAAAGTTTATTAATACAACCAGAACCACCAAAACAAGATCCACCTGTAGGTAGTGATAATGAAAGAATTCACGAAGGATATAAAAATACTAAATCCTTAGAAGAATATATTAACCAAACTTCAGTTAAAGCTAATATTAAAGCTTTATATAAAAACTCTTATGGTATAAGCGGTTATCATTCTTCTATTGGAAGTCTTTTTAATGAGTCCTTAATTAATCGTAAAATCTATCACGAATACGAAAAAGAAAATATACCTAAAATTAATCCTAACGATCATCCTGATATACAAAATTTAACTCTTGCTAAAAACCTTTATATAGCAAACGACAATAATTGGAAAACATTAGATATAAACAAATTAAAAAAAGGAGATTATAAAGGCAAAGTAATAATTTTAGAGCCACAAGATAAATGGAAAGTAGATAAAAATAATATACCTATACCAACTTATAGAGAGTTAACAGACGAGGAAAAAGGAAATCCTTATTTACTGTCTCGTGCGTTAAATACATCTGGTGGGTATGGATCAGCAGATGAAATATTAGAAAGAGGTGTAACTGGATTTTTAACCAGAGTAGGTACAGAATCGGTTAAACTCGTTAAAGATAATTGGGAAAACATAAGAAATGCTAGATATGAAGCTAGTAGGTTTCCTCATTTTTCTCTTTTTCAAGATGTCTTAAAAGATATAGCAAAAACTCAAAAAGTAAAATATACTCCGTTAAGTTTTTACGAGGAAAACGATACACCTGAGCAAGCAGCTTTAAGAGACATTTTAAAAAAAGACGCTAGATATTTTCAAGTTCTTTCTTTAGTAGAAAATAAAAGAAAACAAGAAAACTATGAGTTTACGCCAAACGAATGGTATGAAAAACTTTGGGTAAACATTGGGGCTAAATATATTATGCCTAATGTCAATGTTATTACAGATGCTTTAAATGGCTTTTTTGATGAAGTTATACTTAATGCTGGTACTGTAAAAAATCCAAGTTCAGCTGCTTTTTCTGCTTTAGGTATAGAAGGTAATGATTTAGGATTACTAAATCGTGCAGAGTTATTTAAGTCTTACGCAGCTAATTTATCTAAATTACGTGGTTATAAAGAAGCTCATCCATTTGCAGATAGACCAAAAAACGTAGATGAGTTATTTAGCAATTTTAGTATAGATAAACCTAGTACGTATCCAGAGGCTTTTATGTCTTTAATTACTCCAGATTTTTACGAAACTGCTATTCCTTTTACGATAGGTAGCGTTGTTCCAGCAATACCTACTTTATTTGTTGGTGGCGCAGTATCTAAAGGTGTACAAGGAGGTGCTAAATTAGGCGGTGCTATTGGTTCTCGTATTTTAGCAAAAACAGCTACTACTGGAAGTGCTTTAGGACTTGCAGGTAAAGTTGTTGGTAAAGGTTTAACTTTTACAGATGACGTAATAAACGCAAAATTTTCTGCTATATATAGACCAATCTCAAAGGCTACTACTAAGTATTTGCCTGGAGCTGTTAAAGCTGGAGAAAGTTTAGTTTCTGGTGTTGGTGAAGCTTACAAAGCAGCAAGAAGTACGCCGTTAAAACCTTTATTTTGGTCTGGCGAAAAGCTCGTAGCTGGAGCAAGTAAAATAATTGCTAACCCAGCAGCAAGTAATATTAAAATTTTAGACGCATTTATGGCAAATTATTTTGCCAATAATACGTTTACTAAAATAGCCGTAGAATCTATTTACCAAGATTGGATTAGAATAGGTATAGACCCAGAAGATGCAGCCATAGCAGCACAAGAACTTGGTTCTTTGTACATGTTAACTAGTGCGTTTTTACCTGAAGCTAACTTAAAACCATTTTTTGTTAACGCAACTAAATTACATGAACAAGCTATACAAAAGATAGCATTAAATAGCTTGTATGGACCTCAAGCTGTTTCAGCTTATTTGAAAGAATTTAAAAAAGACATAGTAATTCCTACAATAGCGAAAAGAGTATTAACATCAGCAACGCCTTTTTCTGCTGAGTTTTTTGATGAATTTAAGGAAACTTTACATGAAGAAATAGCTTCATTTCATTTGTATGAAAAGTATAAGAACCACCCAGACAAAATACTAGTGGCTGAACGAATGCTCAGTGGAGGTATGGTATCAGCAGATGAAGATGGTAGTTTTAACTACGTAAGAGCATTTAATAACTCTTTAAAAGGTGCGCTATTAGGCTTTGGTTCAGGTGCTCCTACTGCTTTCCTTCAAGGAATACGTCAGTTTAAAACAAATGCTAAAATAGAAAAATTAGCAAGTGTATCTGATAACGTACTTAGTATGTTAGAGTTTACGGATAAAAACACAATAATTGATGCTATTAGATCAATGGATTTATCCGATGTAGCTAAACATACTTTAGGTACTTTTTCGCCTGATACACAGGAATATACTTTACAACTATTATCACCATCAAAATTAAAGTCAAGTCACGTAGGTGTTTCTACAATAGATAAAACAAAATCACAACTATTATTTGAATTACAAGTACTAAAAAATAAAGGATTAGCTACAGAAGAAGATATAGATGCAGTAAGTAAAGGAGATTATAACTTATTAAAAATGTTTTACGAAACTTTTGAACGTAAAACAGGAATTAAACCAGAAAGTTTAAATGCTGAAGAATTCTTAAAAGAATTTTTAATTGATAGAGTAGAAACTGAAATAGAAATAAATAAATTATTTGGAAGTACAAAAAAATCTTTACTTAAACCGTTAAGTTGGTTTAATGTAGATAATTCATCTTATTATGGATTAGATCTAGATGAAAATGATAAAGTTTTCTTAAAAAATTTCCATAATAAATATACTAAAAAAGTAACTGATACTTTAGCACATCAACATTATTTACAAAGATATATTGTAGATCAAGAAGCTAAATTAAAAGATGTTGATATACCACCAGCTGAAAAAGAACTTATTAAAGAAGATATAAAAAATGCCTATAAAGAGTATGATAACTTAAGTACTCGTTTAATGGTAATGCAGTCAGGTGGTTTTGTAGAGCTAGCTAAAGCGAATTTAATATATTTTAAAGAACGTAATGAAGCTAATAACCTTGTATTATCAGAAGAAGAAACTAAAAATAATGTATCTCTTTTAAATAAAAAACAAAAAGCTTTACAGGCAGCTAGAATTAACTTTTTACACAATCAGGCTAAAATATTTAATAGCAGGTTTGATCCAGAAGTTTCTAAATATTTTGAAAAAACTCAAGCAAAGAATACATCTATTTTAGATGTTTCTATTGCTAATTCTCCATTTAATCTACTTGATTTAACATTATCAAATAATGGGGATGTAATTGTTAGACCGAAAATACCAAATGCTGAGAAGTTAAACAACTATCTAAAAAATATATCTTTTGATTCATTTGTAATAAATGAAACGCTTAAAGATGCAGAAGGAAATCCTATAGAGGCTTTTGATTTTATTGGTATACCGATTGAGCCTAAAACATATAACGATATTAATATAGGTGTTTCTTCTAATTTGTTTAGTAGTTTTAAAAATAAAGATAGTTTAAATGTATTTAAAAATATAATAAAAAGTTTAAACTTAAAACAACTAGAAGATTTTGAAACAAAATTTGAAGGAATTTTTAACGAAAAAGCAAAAGAGTTTTTTGATAAATTTGTAAAAAGGTTAAAAGAAAGAAAAAAGCAAATTGAAAACGAAGCTACAGTAATTGGATTTGATCCAACTTCAGATGATCAATATAATAAAATTTCAGATTTTATTACAAAATATGAAAATACAACGCAAAGTCCTGAAAGTATTGAAAAACTTAAAAATGCTATAATTGCGTCGAGCGAAGAAGTTAAAAAATATCTTGACGACTTAAAGAAAATATTAAAACTAGAAATAGATAAGAAAAAATTACTTACAAATCTTTCTAAAGACCTTGAATTAGAATCTTTTACGTTGTTAAATACTTTAGAAGGTATAGTACAAGGATTAATTGAAGATAATAACATAATACAAAACGGAGGATTAACTTCTGTTGGTATAGAAAGTATTATTAATAAAGCTAAGGCTATAAGAAACTTTGTTGAAGTAGCTAAAGGAACTAAAGAGACGATTGAAGCTACAGATACAGAACCAGAAAAAGTAATACATATAGCACCTAAATTAGATGATTTAATTGATGCTTTTAAAGTAATAGCTAAAGTTTTTGATGCTTATAATTTTGAACCTGAACTTGATTATGTCTTAAATCAAATTGATTCTTTTTTAAATGTATGGGAAACAAAAAGAGAAGAAGTAGCTAAAAAAGAATTAGCTTCTATTAACCTACATAACGTAAACACGCTTAATACTTTAGCTACTGAAATTAAAGAATTACTTAAAGTACCTAACATACCAGCCGCTACTTACGATGTTTTAATTGAAATTTCAAATAGACTACAAGGATCTACTGAAAGCAGTTTAAAAGGTTCGGTATCTGATTATTTAGTAATGTTAGACGCAGCTTCTAATATTCCTAATATTGACAACATACCTCAGCTAAAAAACACAAAGTTGTATCAAGAATTAGGTATAACTGGTAACATTTTTTTAGGAGGTGAAAGTAAGAGTTCTCCAGAAGTTATTGCTAAAAATACTTACAATTATGGGAAATTGCTTGGCTATCTTTTTAATATGGATTCAAAAAGCGTTATTACTGATTCAAAACATGTTGAAGCAGCAAGACTATTAATGACCATATTTGGAAAGTACAGAGGAGAACATAGAAATTCTGTTATGTTTGCATCTGACTTAAAAACGTTTTTTGCATATTTAAAAGAACAAAAAATAGAAGTTAATGTTGACAAAATTACTACTTTAAATGAATATAACTCAACAGCGATATTATACGAAATTCAAAATAAAATAAAAAGATTACACTTAATTAAACAAAGTCAAAAATCTAAAAATTTATACGATCAATTTTTAAAAATTCTTGAAGAAAAACTTACGAATGCTGAAGCAGAAGGTCTTTATCTTTCTTTAGAGCAAGTACTATCTATTACTGATATAGTTTTAGCTTATTTAAGTAAGGATTCCAGCGTAGTTTTACTTGGTAAAGCAGGTGCAGGTAAAACATCTGCTGTTGTAGCTACATCTGTGGAGATAATTAACCAGCTTTCTGGTAATAATGTAGTAACTACAAGTCCGAATGAAACTTCTATAACGCCTATAACAAATGCCTTAAGTGCGTTAAATCCATCAGTAATAGACCATAAAGGAGATGAAAAAAATGCAGGATTAACAAACTTAAAAAACCATTTAAGTACAAATAGTAACAATATTGTTGTTGTAGATGAAGCAGCTTATGGTGATACTGCTTATGTTGAAGAATTAAAAAATTTAGTTCGTACAAATCCTAATAACTTTTTTGTATTACTTGGTGATCCATCACAAATACAAAAAGACGTAAAAAACCCTGCAGTTCCTTTACTAAGTACTTTTAATGAGTCGTTATTTGCTAGACCTGTAATGTTTAGGTATAGAAATAATGATCCAGTTATTAAATCTTTTATTGCCAACATTGAATCGTCTTTAGATGATTACGCATCTACAAGTGGTTTTAGTTCGTATGATGAAAATTTAGAATACGGAGTAAAAATATTTGAATCTGCTACAGATTTAGTGGAGTTAATTAAACAAAAATCAAAAGAAATAAGTACTAATCCCGATGAAAAGATATTTGTTATTACAAACTCAGAGTCTAAAAAAGTAAATTATAAAAAAACATTTAATGATGTAAAAAACGTAGTAATAATGACTCCATTAGAGTCACAAGGCAAAGAAGCTAACTACGTATTTTTAGATATGGATCCACCAAAGGCTACTATAACTTCTTCAAATGTTGAAGCTTACAATAAGCAAATGTTAGTAGCTGCTACAAGAACTAAAAAGTTTTTAGGATTAGTTGGTAATGATATAGGTGAAACTCCACTTCCTTATGCTGAAATTTACAAAACACTTCATTCTGTAAATTATAAACATAATGAGTTTGTAAATGCAGTAAATAAAATAAATGAAGCAGTTTTATCTGTTGCTAATACCCAGCAAACATTAAATACATTTAATAATCTATTTGATGAAATTAAAAACATAAAAAACTTAACCGTTCAAGATGTAAAAAAAATTGTTCAAACTCGTAAAGATTTAAGAAAATCATTAAATGAGTCAAAAAAATTAATTAATGAAAGTGAACCCAGAGACATTCAAATTTATGTTAAAAATATACAAAATGGTAAAGAAATTGATGATGCGCATTCTATTAATAGCATTTCATTAGAATACCATGAACAATTAAAAAACAAATACGAAGATTTAGAAAAAGATATAAATTTTGCAGTAACCTTAACCTCAGAAGTTATAGCAAAATCAATAAACAGTTTAGGAAAAAAAAGTAAAAAAACTCCAATAGTTAATGGTGAAAACGCCGCACCAATTACGGATGGTACAAACGTTACAGGTACATCCACTGCACCGCTCACACCGCCTGATACAGAAGTAGAAGGAAAAGAAGTAGAAGACGTAGAAGACGTAGAAGAAGTAGAAGTAGAAGACGAACAGCAAATAGATTCAGAAGCTGAAGACTTAGCTGACGCTATAACAGAACAAAGTGACGTAGACGTAGATAACGAACCTACCACACCGATAAACTTTGTAGATGGTAAACTACCAGAACATAACAAAATTCTTTCTGGTGAAATAGACCCTACTGAGTATGACACTCTTTATGATATTGTAAGAGGTTTAAACTTAAAAGACGCAGATGAGCAATTTGAGGATAATACTGCTTTACAAAATCCACCTATACAATTTAGAAATTTACTTAACAATTTAATAAAAAACTATATACTTACTAATAAAGAAGAGTTTACTCGTAAAATAGAAAATCAAATTAAAGAAATTACTGATTATTATAATACTAATCTAACTGTTAAAATAGATGGAAGTGCAAGTATATTACAACCAATAAATAGTACTTTAATAGAAAATACTCTTAAAAATATAAGATCAAAAATTATTGAGTTGACTGGAGGTGGTGATATAACTAATGTGGAAATTGATATTACAGATGTACTTAATTATGAAACTGGAAATGTTGGAGAAATTGATAACTCTATAAATAAAGGTATACTTTATAATATACCTATGAGAGTAATAGGTAAAGGTGGTTTATGGACTTATTTTAATTTTTACTATACGCATGACTTCTCTAAATTTTCAGAAGTACCAACAAGTAGTTACGCAAGATCATATAATGCTTTATATGATGCAAAAGACCCGAAAGCTAACAAAGCATCTTATTACAGAAATAAATATGTAAAATTACTTAATTCGGCTCTTTTGGATCACAAAAAAGACGATCCTAATGTGGATATAGACTCTATACCTTGTTATATAATTACAACGGAAATTAAACCTGATGGTAAAGACTCTATTATTCATGTTGGTGGTAAAAAAAATAATGATAACCAAGGAATTAATTTACCAGTAAAGATAGAAGTTTTACACCAGATTTCTAATAATTTAAATAAAATAATAGGAGCTAAAAAAAGAGTTAGAAACATATTAGAAGAAGCTAATGAGGAAGAAAAAAAGAAAATTTATTCAAATCTTAAAGTTTATGAAACTGACGGAATTCAAATAAACGAAGAGGCTAAAATAGAAGCAGAGATAGCTAGTAGATTAACAGCTATATATAAAAGATATTTTTCTAATTTTTTACCTCTTAGAATAAATGTATTAATAGACGAAACTGGAACTAATTTATTAAATAAGAATATACTACTTAAAGCTATTTATAATGATGAGGAAAAAAATAAATTAAATGTTTCTGTTGAGCAATTAGATAAAGTAAGAAATAAATTAATAATAACTTACAATCAAAAACCTATAGCAGAAATATTACCATTTAGTAAAATAAACCCTCCTGCACTTTTTAATATTACATCAGAAGAAGCACCATTATATATATACATTAAAAAAACAAATGACTTTATTCAAAACTTTAAACCTGAGGAAGAAGGCAGTATTGAAAGTATTTTATCTTCATTACAAGCTAGTGATTTAACAGCTGGTATAGGAAGTGCTACTTTTGCTGCTAATACAAATGGTGGTACCATAGCGCAATTAATTGAAGCTATGGGAAAAGAAGGACTTACTTCTATTGGGAAAATAGTAGTAAATGTATCTAATACTGTAGTTTATGATGAAACTTATCCAGATGTAATTAATCCTAGTATAGAATATATTCCTGGTAGTCCAAACTCAAAAAATATATCTAAATTACCTAATTTAGAAAAAGGTAGAGCCTATCTTTTATTTAAAGATGCTAATGATGTAGTATACCCATTACCGTTAGACAGAAGAAACTTTAAAAGCGTAGAGGAAATTGAAAAATTAATAGATTCTTGGGAAGAAACTGTAAAACAGTTACAAGACAAAATTAAACGTGAAAACTTAACAGAAGAGGATCTTAAAAAAGATGATGAATTTCTACGATTAGAAAATGAAATACATTCATTTGTAAATGCTAACCGAGATTTAACTATGGCATTAACTCCGTTGTTAATAAGAACTACGTTATCTCGTAAAATTTTCTTTCAACATGGACCAGACCCAAAAACTATTACAGATAATTTAAATATAATTAAAGAACAAATTAGAAAATTTGATGCCGCTTACAGACAAAAGTATGAACAAAAAAATGGACGTTCACCATTATATACTGCATATTACAAGTACATAGTACTACCAAAAGGTAAAAATCACAAAGACTTATTTAAAAATTACTCTATAAATGGAGTACCTGGAGTAGGTCAAATTTTTGACTTAAATGACGTAGCAAACTCAATAGATGATGTAGTATATAGTAATATAATTAAGTTTACTGGGGTAGAAATACAAGCTCGTATACCATTACAGCAACCGCAACAAACATTAAGAAGATTTGTACCGCAATCCACGCAAACACCGACAACATCAACACAAACTACACAAGCACCGTCAACGCCACAACAAAACTCACAAAATTCACAAGGATCATCACAAAGTAAGGTAGATATAAATAATTTTAGTTTTTCTAAACGTAGTATTGAAGACAATGACTACACTGACTACAATATGTCAGAATTAGAAGCTAAGGGTGTGCTAACTGAGCTATTTGGTAAAACGTTTGAAAAGTATGGTCAGACAAACATAGAGGATAACTTAAAGCATAAAGGTATACCTTTAAATGGGTACTACGAGGCTGCATCTATACTCAGTGGAGACGTTAAGGCGACTATAGGATTAAATAGATATAAAGGAAAAGTTAGTAGAAAAGCTGTGTACCATGAAGCTTTTCACTTAATATTTGATGGTTTTGTAACAGATAGCGAAAAACGTAAATATCTTGATTATGTAAAGAAAAAGTATTTAAAAAATACAAAGTCTTCTGATATAGAAGCAGAAGAATGGATGGCAGATACGTTTCAAGAGTTACGTCCTTACAAAGATACTATATTAAATAAGTTATTTTCTTATTTAAAAGAGTTAGTATATATACTTATTGGAAGAACTTACGATCCTAAATTTTTATTTAACAGAGCACAAAGAGGTTATTATAAAGGTAAACTTCCTAATTTATCAAACGATCACATTTATTATTCTAAATCTGGTAGAATAGAAGCTAAAAAAAGTTTAGTAAATAGCAATAAAAATGAACTTTTAGCTCCATTTACTCATAATAAACATTATTATGATTTTATATACCAGTATAGAAGTCAATTAGTTTTAGATACTATATTAAATTTTTCAGCTTTAGCTATAAACAATAATCTTCCTCCTACAAATTTAAGTTTTGGTATAGAAGAAAGATTTAAAAAAGCTAATGAAGTAAGAAATGTATTAAATGAAATATTTAATACTTTTACAGATGATCCATCTAAATTTTATTTGTCTTTAAGGGAATATATAGAAAGTGGATACAGCTCAATTAATCCATTACAAGAATTATACGAAATAATTTTTGATGAAAATGGATATATAAGATCAGAGTTTGATGAATATTTTGATTTAATAAATGACTATGATAATTGGTTAGCAGAGGTAGGTTTAAATCCTGATCCAACTAGAGGTACGTTTAATAACCAGCTAATAACAGACATATATTATACGTACTGGATGGTAAATGAAGATAAAAAAATACGCAAAATAGGAGCTACATTATTGTCTTTAATAACTCACAGTAAAGCTAATATATTTTTAGATGAAGATGTAAAAGACAAATTAAAGAAAGAAGAGTTGGAAATAATTGCTAAAGAAAAAAATACTAATGTTCCTATAGATGATGATGACTTATATGATGGTTCTGAAGAAGCTGACGTAGAAATTAAACAAGAAGAAGATAGTATAGAAGAGCAAACTGATGCTGAGACTAAAAAACTACTAAAAAATTTAGGTGGTTTAAATGCAAGCGTAGATACTCAAGAATTATCAGGTTTTGAAGGAATTAAGTTACTTTTAAGTGTAGTTCCTAAATTTGCAAGTAGCAAAAGTTTAGGTGTTTTTATTAATAAATTAAACAAAGTTGTAGAATTACAACAAATACCAATTGAACAAAGAACTATTGAACAACAAAAAGAATTATTTAAAACTTTAGTAGATTTAACTCAAAACGTAAGAAATCGTAGTGCTTCTTTTTTATACCCAGAGCAAGCACTTAAAGCTGCTTATATAGAAGTTAATGAATTTAAAAAATTAAATCCTGGTGTACCGCTTACACCAATGACTTTTAAAACTTATTTAGAAAACTTTATACTAAAAACAGGTAACTACATATATGATGAATACGGAAACGAAATAATTGTAGATGAAGAAGAAAAAATTAACTTAGACAATCATAGATTATCTATATTATCTTCTTTATATGTAGCATTATATGGAAATAATTCTGGTTCTTACTCTCCAGGTTTCTTGTTAACAGTACAAGAACAAAATATTATAGCCTCTAACTTACTAGAACAAGAAAATATTAAAATTAAATTAAATCAAGCACAAAACTTATTTAATTCTTTATTTTATTATGCTGAATCTGTACGTGATTATCAATATGCTACAATAAAAATTGATGAAGATGGTGAATTTGTTCTAAGATTTGATACAGTAAACGATAGTCTAGAAAATACAAGAAATTTATTAGAAAATAATATATTAGAGTTTATTGGTAATAAAGATAAATTTAAATATACTAGCACAGAAGACTACGCATCAATAAAGTTTATTATTACTGTTAACAAGGAACAACAAGAGTATAAATTACTTTTTGTTAATGGGGGTTGGCGATTATTTAAAAATGAAACAAACGTAGTAAATGGTAAAGAAATAAAAGATGAAAAACTAATAGCTTCGGGTAACGAAAATTTTGTTTCTTCTTCAAATGAAACAGCTAAAACAGAAGCTGCAAGGTTTGCTTTTTCTTTATTCAATGCTTCACTGAGAGTAAACGTAAGTAAATTAACAGCAGATGAATACTTAAATGCTTTAAATACTTTCTTTACTACTATTATTCCAGAACACATAGGAACTGAAAGCACCAAATCTACAACTAATAACAAAGATTACAGAAACGCTACGTTAGATTTAGCAAGTCAATTAATAGATTATAGTTCAAGACTTCATAACTCTCATACGTTAAATGCGGAAGGAAAAAACGTACAAGGTACTGGATTTGTAACACCAAATGATAAACATTGGAAGCGTAGAGCAAATCAATTACAAAATATGTTTAAAGAAAATGGTATAAAAATATCAAGTTCTGCCTTTTCTTTAGAAACATCAATAGATATTTTAGGAATAGAATATACATTTTATGATAGATCTACACAAAAGAAATTAACTTCTGATGAGTTATTTGGTATTGACTATAGTTTATTTAGACAATCGTTAGTAAAAAATAAAACTAAAAAGTACTATCAAAGAATGCCTACTATAGGAGATAGTTCTAGAGTACTATTAGCAGAAAATGCTAAATTTTTTACTGTTGAAGATTTAGAAAAAAATTATAATGCTGAAATAAATAAAGCAATTGCTATTGTTAAATTATTTTTAGAACAAGAGCAAATTCAGTTTAATCATAAATTTAAAAATGTACTATACGAACCTGTTAAACATTCTTTTATTTTGTCACATTTTCTGTTACGAGACCAATCAATAACAATAACAAATATTGACGAAGCTGCTCAACATATAGTATCATCTTTACTAAATATTGCTAATAACGACTACGTAGCTTTTAAAAACGTTTTAGGTTATCTAAAACCAGAAGATACACTAGCTCATTTTGTATGTTTTACGTTAAACCAATATTTAAATTCTATTGCACATACTTACGTTCTTGTAGGTAATATTTATGGATATAAAACTACTAAACTTGATTCAAATCGTAATATACAAGTAGTTTTACAATCTGGAAGTGCAGATATACAAAAAAGGATTAACCTACCAAACAACATGGGTAATCCTGGTAATTACAGTTCTTTTAGACGAAACAATGGACAATCAAAAACTTACATTTTACCTAGTGTATTTAAAAAGTCATACGATGGGCTGGCTGTTTTAGTTAACGGTACCGAACCTTTAGAAGGTTCTGATGGTATATCTTATATGCTTCCTCATTATGCTTATGAAAGAAGTTTGAAGTATGGGGGTACATATAATACTAGTTTAGGTGCTGTAACTAAAGATAAAAATGCTGACTTTGATGAGCAGACAGAATTAGTAAACTTAGAAAAGTACTCATTGATGTATATTGATGGTACTACGTATTACACAAATCAAGATATATTTGACAGATTTTTAAATCTAGCTTACAAAGGTGATCAAAATGCTGTACAAAAAGCTAAATTTTTAATAGATACATCTAAAAAAAGAGTAGATCTGCAACTAATAGATACTTCTACTTTTAAAAATGTAGAAGAAAAATTATTACATGATAGAAAGTTACAAAAAGCTAAATATGATGAATTTTTAGCATATTCTGATTTAATTAATTATCTAAACGAAAATAATATAATTCCAATAGATAGGCTTATAGATCCTAGTGCTAGAAAAGATTCTAGTCCAATTTCAGCATCAGATCAATTAGTAACTGATTATTTAAACGGAGGTAATGAAATCCCTATAATAAGTGACGATTCTCTTAGAACTGTACATGAGTACGCTCAATCTCAGATATACGACCCAGTAGGGGCGATTAGTCCAAATGAAAGTATTTCTGTTTCAACCCAACAGCTTTATATAGCAGTTTCTTCTTTTATTGATAGCTCTCTTAAATCAATGGAAGATTCTGAGATAAGTAAGTATAGAGCGCAAATAAATAAATTACAAAGAGCTTCTAAAGCGTTATTTAATAGGGGTAGAACTAAAATTGCAGAAGAGTTAATTAAAAGTGGTGTAAAAGCTATACAAGCTATACGTGATAGAGCTGCATTAGATTCTCAGCAAGATCCTACAAACTTAGATGAAACTATGTACTCTATTTTGAGTAATTCCTCAATTAACTCTAATTTAGCAGTGGTAGCAAGTGAATTAACTAAAGCTACTTTTAGATGGTTTACTAAAGAAGTAGCTAAACAAACAATGCCAGGTACGCATTACGTATTGCAACCTGATATGAAAGCTTTAACTCCAAATAGATTAAAATGGTACAATTATAGATTTGATCAAAAGAAACTTACTGACGAAGAAAAGAAAATATTCGATATAGATGGACATGAAGGTTTAATGAACCACTTTATAGAAGTAGCAAAAAAAATACAAAATGAATCAGATAAATCTACAGTAAAAACAAAGTTAAGCGCTCTTAGAAAAGAATTTTTTAATAAAATTTTAGAATCTGGAGAAGTAGAAGTTAGAGTACCGTACAAGTTTACTAAAAAATTTGAGTACCTGTTTAATGAAATTCCAAAAGAAAATTGGATAGAAAATGCTAAAGAAAGGATTTCTAGATATGGAATTACTTATAGTAGTAACATAGCAATATTAAAAAATAACGTTGCTAACACGGAAGGTTTAACTCAAGCTGAATTAAATGAAGTTGAAGATTTAATAACGTTTTTACAAACATTACAAATGTTTGGTATACGTATTCCGAGTACTGGAAAAAACAGTGCAATTATTGTTAAAATAAAAGAAATAATTGACACTAATGTAAACATAATGCAAGTACCTGCGGAAGTAGTTTTATTCATGGGTTCTGACTTTGACGTAGATAAACTTACTACATATAATTACACTGTTACAACTATAAATGATAGAGCTTTTATTGAAGTACCGACCGAAGAAGAATACTCAGGAGATACATCAAAAATAAATGCAAAAAAACTTAAAAACGATTTATTACTTAACTACATAAATTTATGGAGATTACCGTATAGTCAAGCACAAGCAGCTAAACCTATTTCTTATCAAAGCGTTGAAGCGTTAATAGATTCTCCAAATACAACCAATAACGTAGAGTCACCGCTAAACAATCCTATTGTGGAAGCAAAGCGTAGCTCTGGCTTTTACGGTTACAAAAATCAAATAGCCCATTACCATAACGCTAATTCAGCTGGTACAGACTTAGTAGGATTTGGGGTAACGTTTAACAAAGTTTACATGTTACTTCAGTCATTAAATACTGACGAATTACCTATTCAACTAGAACCATTAACTTTTTTTGTACCTGCTTCTAGTACCGAACCTAAGGAATTAAAAAGAATTGAGTACAAAGGAAAAATTGAAGAAAGTAAAACTCTTTTTACTATCGGAGAAGTACCATCTTTTATAGATGATTTATGTCAAACAATTTTAGATAACTTAAAAATTCAGCTTACAGGTAAATTAAATGTAAGTAAGGAAACTGTAGGTAAAATGCTTACTATGGTGTCGCTAGGTACTCCGTTAGAAGATACAGCTAGATTCTTTAAGCATCCGTTAATAGTGGATTATGTAACATTTATAGAACATGGTAAGCTAGTTAAAGCTAATAAAGGTAGGCTTAATAAAAGTGCTGCAGGTATTGATCCTAATAAAATAGCTAAATACAATTTATCTAAAGAAGAATTTAGACAATATTTAATAGCTCAGTATAGTAATTCCATAGGAGAAAATACAGCAAAAGCATTAATACAAACTTTTGATGATATTGAAAGATTTGAGAGAGACAATATAGGTCCTTTTAGAAAGTTTTTCTCTTTAACTAATGGGTATTCCCCTAGTTATACAGATCAAATAAAAATGATAGAAAAATACAATAAAATTTTAATTGAAAACCCACAATTATCTAAAATATTTAAAATTATTTTTGGTGAAATAA